ACAGGGGGGGAACTAACACATAGGCACGGGGGCGCGGGGGGGCCCGGGAGCCCGCACGGAGCCCGCACAGGCCCGCGCTTCTTCGTGCGCATGGGGCAGCGCGGGACCGCTCAAAGGCCCGCAGAACCGCAGCCTCGCAGCCTCGCGGGCATTCCCGGGCGGGGGCATGGTGCAAAAGGTCCGGTTGGCCCCTGTTTACGGGGGCCAACCACAGCCGTTTTCTGACCAGTTTCGGCTGACCACCACCCCACCCACCACCCCACCGCTGATCGGCCCACAGGCAGGCAGCCACGGGCTCAGGAAAGCATCGCAGCGCGGCAGGCAGGAAAGCAGCGCGGTCGGTGTGCGGGAAAGCAGCGCAGCCCACGGGAAGCATCGCAGCGCGGGAAAGCAGCGCGGTCGGCAGGCTTCCCGGTCGGTCGGCATCTTCCCCGCATTGTTCGCCCTGGCCGCGCTGTTTTTCGCGCTCTCTCGCGTGTGCGCTGTCTTACGCACGCGGAATTTCTGAAAGAAATTTGGCCCAGTTGGTTGGTGTCGACATCGATCACTTCGGTCGGTGCCGGCAATCCTCTTCGGAGCCACCAACATGGCAAAGCCCACCAAGCCCCTCGGGATCGTTCTCCACCGTGGCCGCTCTCCGTTTGCAGACGGCCAGTATGTCGTGATCGCCCTCCTGGGCAAGTCGAGCAACGAGAAGACGGGGGGCATGATCCAAACGTATGTGATCGTTGACGATGCGGCCAAGCCCACCGAAACGGTTAAGGCGGGGACCGACAGCATCGTGTGCGGCGACTGTCCCCTCCGTGGCATCCTCGGGAAGATGGGCCGCGCCTGCTATGTGAACCTTGGGCAGGGGCCGCGAGCGGTTCATCAAGCGTACCTTGCGGGCAAATACGCGGAGTACGATCCCGCGATCCACGACAGATTTTTCGCCGGGAAGATGATCCGGTGGGGCACCTACGGCGAGCCGGTTTTGATCCCCCTGGCGACGGTTCAACACCTCAATGGGCTGGCGAGCGGGTGGACGGGCTACACCCACCAGTGGAGCAAGCCGGAATTCGCAGCCTACCGAGACGTTTTCATGGCCAGTGTCCACGACAGCCGCTCGGCTGACCACGCGAAGCACCTCGGCTGGCGGTACTTCAGGTCGGCGGTTGACGCTACCCCCGGCCCTGGCGAGATCGTGTGCCCCGCCTCGAAAGAGGCTGGCAAGCGCACCACCTGCGCCGACTGTGGCATCTGCAACGGTCGTGGTCCGAATGACACCCCCAACCGGGTTTCGGTCGTGATCGCGATTCACGGCGGGTTCGGTGTGATGGCAGCCGCCAAACACACCCCCGCCATCGCGTCTTAAATCCCCGAAGGGGATTCAGCCCAGTTGATTGGCAGCGGTTGGCTGACGGAAGCCACACCCCGGTTCGATTCCGGGGGACCGCTCTGTTTCGCGTTCGGTTCACCACACCAGAGGGCATTCACGATGGCACGACACCACGACAGCGACGGTTACATCTCCGCAAAGCACACCGCTGTGGCAATGGCGCAGCACACCAACCAAACCCGCTATGTGATCGAAATCGACAGCGGAGAGGGGCGGGCTTTCACCTCCTGCGGAGAGGACTACATCGACGGGCCGGAATACATCGCGTTCGACGGGATGGTGTATGCGACCGTCTACCCGGACGGGGAAATCCACGCGGAGTGAAGCGACGGCGGCTGGCAGACGGGAGCCACCACCCTGGTCCGATTCCAGGGGGCCGCATTGGTTACGGGTTCGGGTTCACACACTGAGGGCATTCACGATGGCTGAAACACTGACGATTGGCGACGTTGTTCTGACGGTCTGCGGACGGGATCGGGACTGGAAGGGCCGCACTTGTTACGAGGTGTCGATTGCCTTCCCCGAAGGGTATTCCTACACCGACAAGCACGGGGAAACGCAGTTCATCGACCGGGGATTCATCCACCGGGAACGTGACCTGCGGTCTGGCTGCCACGGCGGAACGGAACGCGACGGCATGGAATCCCTCCTGGGATTTCTGACGGCGGCGGCGGAATCGCATGGCTACACCGTGCGGACGGGCCGCGAGAGCGACAACAGCGACCTGTTCCCCGCCTTCATCGTGGAATGGGCTTACCAGAATGCTGACGAGATCAGCATCGCATCCTTCGATACGGATCGCCCTCTCACGGGTGCGTAATCTCCGAAGGAGATTCAGCCCAGTCCATTGGCAGCGACGTTGGTTGACCGCAAGGGTGGTTCGATTCCGCCCTGTCGCTCTGGTTCGATTGTCCACACCTTGGGAGACACGACGATGCACACGCCAAACATTCCGCAGAAAACTCTCCCGGCCCACTTCATGGTCGGTGACGATGGCAACCTGTACCGCGAGGTCAGGGTTGCAGGGGGGCTTTCGTTTGTCCCGGTTCGGCTTCTCTACCGCTACCACCACCGGACCATCCGGTCTGTGGCTGACATGAAAGCCTGCCTGCGGGCCGGGAAATACGCTTGGCCCGGTGGCTATGCCTGCTACTTCATCACCTCTGACGGGGAAATCCTGTCCTTTGAGGCAGTGCGGGAGGAACTGACGCAGGTCATGGACGCAATCAAGCACAACCTGCGGTCTGGCTGGAAGGTGGTCGGCATGGCCTGCACCGCAGAGGACGACGAAACCGCACGGTGCTGCCACACCGGCAAGGAAATCGACTGACGGCACCCTGCCACCCCCTCTGTTCAGAGCAGAGGGGAGAGTTGGGGATCGTTGGGTTACACACACGAAGGAGGTGGCACATGCCACGGATCGCAGTCTGCTTGAACATCGCGGAGATCAATGACCCGCACTTCTCCGGGGAGAACGATTACCCGGACTACTGCCGCCGGTGCTATGCGAAGGCCAGCGAGGCGAAGATTGCCCAGGAATACGGGGTGCCGCTGGAGGCAGTGGAAAAGATTGGTGACGAACACCCTGGGTATGAGGGTGAGGACTACACATGCACGGCTTGCAACAAAACCCTGACCGGAAAGGATGACTGACCATGACTGACCAGTTCACCAAGCCGATTGACATCGACATCGTAGCCCGCAACCTGTTCGGGATTACGGGGCCGGAACTGCGGGCCATCATGCAGAAAGCTGGGATGCCCTGCGATGGGCCGACCGTGAAGCTGTTGGATGCCGTGAAAGCAGGAAGCATGTGCCCCCCCGTGCGTGACGAGAGGGCCGAAGAATTGCGGATGACTCGTATGAGAAGGGAGCGATGATGACCCACACAACGACGGTTGACCTGACCAGAGGTGAGCTTTCCATCCTTGCTACCTCTCTGGAAAGAGAGTGGCAGCGGACGAGCAAGCTGTGGACCGATGGTAACCGGGACGGTTGGTATGACGAGAAGGCGAAGGAGCGGGTGGAAGTCCACCTGTACGAGACTGACAAGCTGTTCAACAAACTCAGGAAGCTAATCAAGGAGATGGACAATCGCTGATCTGCGGCCCACTGCCAACCCCCGTGACTGAGACACGGGGGCCAGTTGTGGATCGGGGTTCGACTAACAAGGGAGGTGTAATGGTTCCGTATTTCACCACGACGGCACGGCTGAAGGAGCGGGTGGGTTGTTACGGTCTGTCGATAGAGACTGGTGCGGCTGGCGAGGAGGTGGGCGTGAAGCTGTATGTGGCTCCAGGTTTTTCCGCCTCGCAATCCGACGCCTGGGAGATCACGACGGGGCGTATGAAAGGTTCATTCATCGACGGCAAGTTGTTGTCGTTCGACCTACCCACCAGTGAAGGAGGTGAGTGATGCAGACACAAAAGGTTAGCGAACTGAATGTGGGCGACCGCATTCGCTTCAACGACGAAGACTATGTGGTGTCAGGCGTGGACTGGCTGGCGCGTCATGACTGTGCGGTGTACCTGTGCAACGAGCAGGCAACCGACTGGCGATTGCCGCTTCAAGCTGGCGACAAGGTAGAGGTTGTGAGTTTCTCAACGGAGGACGAGTGATGAGCAAGCGTGACGGGTGGCGGGTTGGGCATTCCGTTGTCGCATGGGAGTTGGCACTGCCGTATAGCAATGCTCGGCTCCGGTGTCTCAACAGCCCTTTGCTGCACAGGCGCATGGCAACCATCATGGATGACGCATGGGCAGATGATGCCGATCACCTACGGTGGGTGAACACGGCGAAGGTGGCAGAGATCGTGAAGTGGGCGGAAGCAATCGAAAGGAATGGTGAGTGATGTGGCAGAGCGAGGAGAGTGGCAGGGAGCGGGATGCTCGTTGGCGCAAGCGTGTCAACCAACTGGCCGATGAGGCGGCGCAGCACGGCGACCTACTTGGTGCCGCACTGTGTGCCAAGGCATTGGGTGATGATCTCCGTGGGTATGCACTGAACGAGGCACAGCGGGAGAACGTGGAGTCAGCAACGAAAGAGGAAGTGATTCGACAGGTCAACCATATGCTGCACGATGAGGCAGCAAGAAAGGCAGGTGGCTGATGAGCGGACACAAGGTGATCTATCACACCGTCCAGACCCAGCACCGACTGAGCGAAAGCTCGGCACGGGGTGAGGTTGTCGGTGTGTTTGAGGTGTGGGCGAGGGACACAGCCATCGGAAATTCATGGCTTGTGGCAAAGTGCGAGACTCGTTCAGAGGCGGATGAGATTACGAAGAAACACAAGGCAGGAAAGGAAGGCGAGCGATGAGAACGACGATGACCCTGGTGCTGGCACTGGTAGCTGGCACCGCATTCGGTCAGTACCCCGTGCCAGGATGGGGCTACTTCAACAAGGCTGAAGCCATGCAGCAACAGGCATGGCAGAACCAGCAATGGCAGCGTGAGCAGCGGGAGAAGGAAGCGAACTACCTATGGGGCGGCGACCCTATGGAGTACGCAGAGCGAGGTGCCCGCATTCGGATGATGAAGGAACAGACCCGGGCCCTGCGGTTGCAGAATGACTACCGCGAGAAGACGGGCAACCCCTTCATCGACAACAATCCGTTTCGTTAGTTGACAATGTACGCATGTATATGTAGACTCGCGGGCACGAAGTAACGGAGTTACTTCAGCCCAGTTAGATAGCAACGACAAGGACAGACCCCGGCAGCCAACTTCGGCTGACCGGGGTCTGTTCGTTTTTACCCCCAAAGGAAATGACCATGACCCCTCTCAACAGTTCGATTGTCGAGCGTGTCCGCAACTTCTTCCCCGATGTGACCAAGCAGTCGCTGTACTCGCCGGACATGAAGCCCACTCCTCACTGCGGCCTGTTCCGCAATGACACCGGGGCTTGCTTCGGTCCTGCGGTCAGTGCCAACTACGAGCTTCACACCACCGATGACATCTGTGCCCTGGTGGAAGCGAGCGAGCCGGTGCTGGGTGAGTGCGGCGACGTTCAGTTGGGCTTCCGCGATGGACACTATGTCTCCATCCAGCCCACCAAGGAGCATCTGTTTACCGTTCACAAGAACGACACGGTGTTCCCCCGGCTGATCGTGACGGCCCGCTATGGCGAGGCTTTCACTGCCACCATCGGGTTGTTCCGGGTGGTGTGCGGCAACCTCGCCATCTTCCAGAAGGTGGCGGGAACCTCGGTGCGGATCAGGCACACCTACTCCCTCCGCTCCAAGATGGAAGACCTGATCGAAGACTTCCACTCCCTGCGGAATGGGGTGGGCAACCTTGAGGTGGCCATCAGAGAGATGGCTGACCGCAAGGTGCGTCTGGCTGATTTCCTCGACGGCATCTACGGCACTCCGCTTGAGAGTGCAACGGAGCGGTCGATCACCATGCACCGCAACCGCACTGAGCAGATCGTGCGGCGGCTGATGCGTGAGCAGGTTGCATTGGGTGAGCCCACTGCAATCAACGAGGTCAGTGCATGGGCCGCATTCAATGCGGTCCAGGGGTTCATCCAGCATGACTCCCGCCGCAAGGGCAAGCCGGGTGATTTCGACCGGGCCATCATGGCTCTGTCGGACGCGAAGGTGATGCAGGCACAACACCTCGCTCTCACCATGTCGGTCTAGTCACAAGGCAGTGCGGGGCGGGGAGTGCGTTGCTCCTCGCCCCGCTGGCCACAAGGGGAACGAACATGAACAGGCTGACTGAATACCGAATGAGCGAGCGACGGCTACTGAAACCGGGCACACGATTCACCGCACGGGGCGGGCCGGTCTACCAGCTAGCCGATGGGACTGCCGTGCCCCTGGCATCACGCGGACCCTTTGAGTTCATCGCCTACTGCCAAGCGGATGGGTACGACTTCATCCAGGCACGGGACAGGGATGGGTGTAGTGCGGTGCTGCACCTGTCTGGGCACCGGCAGACTGTCAGCCCAGAGATTATCGGCAGGCCATACCAACTAGGGAAAGTGTTCCGTAAGAAGCAACCACGGAGGAAGTGATGTTCAAGCACAGCTATAGGCACGGACTGGCCCAGGCTGAGAGCGAGATGATTCGGCAGCTTCGGCTCAAGGGATTCGCTATCGTAGTGATGAAGGCCGGGGCTCTGGAACGAGGCGCAGTGGAGGAAGCCATGCGGAAGGCAGCCAAGACAACCATGAAAGAGAGGGTGACATGACCGCACTGATTGAGATCGCGTATCTGTACTACTGGTGGACTACGTTCAGCACCTCGTCCACCGATGGTGCGACCTACCGGCAGCGGGCCTGGGTGACTGCCGCCATGATCGTGTTCCTGATTGTGGCCGGTCACTCCGCGAGCAAGGATTTGTTTGCGGTCCTGGCTGGCTGGGCAGTGGCAGTGGAGGTGGTGTGTTTTGTCCTGGCGTTCATGGACATGGATGACAGACTCTTTCCCCGGGAGGTGAATTGATGGACCCATACGAAGAACGGAGCTTGCCCAAGGTGGACTACAAGTCGCTGGAGTGGCGGATGTACCACGCACTGTCCGCTTGCTACAGCTACCTGGATGAGAACGATCCCAAGCAGAAAGCATTGAAGCAGCTTTGCAATGATCTACCTCGGGAGTACGAGGAGCGGGCTATGCGTAACCACAAGGAGAGGAACTGACCATGACCAACCCGTGGAAGCAAGAGCTTGACCCGCTGACTGAACGTCAGGAAGAGATACTCAGGTACATCGCAAGGCACATTGACCTCAATGGATTTCAGCCGTCGATTCGGGAGCTTGGAGAAAGGTTCCGCATCCGCTCTCCCAATGGAGTGGTCGGCCACCTCAAGGCAATGGAACGCAAGGGTTACTTGTCTCTTAATTCAATGACAGCCCGTGGGATTTCTTTTATGTGGAAGGAGTGGGTCTAATGAAGGCATACATCTACACCCGTGTCTCAACCACGGATCAGAACCTGACACCTGAGTGGCAGGCCAACGTGTGCATTGCGTACTACGAGAACAGCCTCAAGAAGAAGGGTTACGAACTGGTCGGTGTGTTCCATGACCACGGTGTGTCGGCCTACAAAATCAACTGGCGTGACAGGCCGAAGGGCAGGGAAGTGTTTGCCATGATGAAGCCTGGGGACATCATCATCTGCCCCAAGCAGGACCGTGTCTTCAGGACAACACGCGACAAGGAGAATACCCTTCACTTCCTCCAGCAAACCGGGATCAACATCGCGATCCTCGACTGTATGCTGGACACCACCACCGCAGCCGGGAAGTTTGCGGCTTCCATCATCGCTGCCGGTGGCCAGTTTGAGAGCGACACCAAGAGCGAGAGGGCACGGGCTACCGCTTCGGTACGCAAGGCACACAAGCTGCCATCGAAGACAAGGCCACCGGCTGGGTGGAAGTATGACAAGCTGATTGACGAACTGATCCCCGACTGGGACGAGCGGCGTCTGCTCGCCACGATCTATGACCTGAGGGATCGCGGCATCCAGCACGTTGCTGGCTCTGCCCGCACCCTCAAGGACAAGGGGATCAAGAGGGACTGCGGCTACGGCTACAACAAGGCGTGGCTCTGCCGTGCATACGGGCAGTTCCTGAGGAACTTCCCTCAAGAAGGGTTCGTCAAGTCACGCGGCAACACCAAGGTGGCAGTGAAGGCGGGGCGGGTTAAGTCCTCTCTGTCCCGGGCGGAACGCGAGAGAGTCCTGCGTTCAACCGAAGTCGCCCCAGCTTTGCGGCCATTAGCTTCGCAACTTGGCGGGTACTGATGCCCCTGTCCCTGGCCATCTGCCGGATGCTGGTTCCCTCTATGACATGATCCGTGATCCACTGCCGATCCTCGGCGGGCATGGCATGGAGGGCAACCAGCATCTCGGCGGGTGGCCCATCTTCTTCACGGGCCGGGAGTTTTCTTTCAACAACTTCCAGCGTCACCCGGTACACGCTCCTAGACAGGGCACCCAGCCCACCATTGGAGCGTATCTCTGACCTACAACTCTTCAGTAGCTCATGCAGAATCGCCCGTGAGAAGTAAGCACTCATCCCCCTGGCGGGATCGTAAGTGCGGGCGGCTACCACACAGGCAAGGCGAGCGGCAGACTCCAGGTCTTCCCTATCTACCACCTCCCGAAGGCACGGGTAGGACTCCAGAAAGTAGTGCAGGCACGGAGGGATTAGCTCCAGTGCCCGCTCTGCATAGCCCTGTTGTACTCGGGTCAGCATTATCTACATGCGCGCAGAGGTTGCCTCCCTATACACGCGGCTGCAATGAATCTCATAGCAGTCCCGACAACGCACATCTTCCGTGGTCATGCCGTATGGGTCAACAGTAACCGTGGCCTTCTTGCCACAGTCAACGCACTCACCAGGGAACCCGGGTTGGCTTGTCTCTTCGCTTGCCATGAGCGTACTCCTCTATCTTTTTACGGGCCACTTCGGGGGAAACCTGGAGGAGTTCGCAGCAATCCTCCATCGTAACCACGCCAACCCCACCGTTCAGCCACCGCTCGGCGGCAGCCCAGTCATCCCGTTGCTGCATGGCCCAGGAGCGGCAGGCAAAAGCCTCAACCCCCCGGGCCTGCCGGTAAAGGTTACGGCTCTCTGCCATCTTCTGGGCGGCATCATGCAGGAGCCCCACGCACAGTAACCTCCAGCCCCCTTGCAGGGTCAGGTTGTCGAGGTGCCGTGTCTCTATGTCGCCAGTCATTTCTTGGCCTCCGTATCTATCGCCATCAGGAGGTTCGCTGCGGCGTGACCCAGGTGATCCTCTGACTGGTCGCCAGCCAAGAAGCTGTAGATGTGGCTCAACGCATGGTTCAATATGTCGCTGACCGGGAACCCCTTCTCCCAGTTGTTGGTGCCGTACTTCTCCGCACCCTCTGCCATCGTCAGGGCGACTCGCTTGAGCCCGATGAGGGGGACGAGGTCATAGCGTTCGGCAAGGTGGGATCGCCGCGCCCCGGTGTCATAGAGCTTGAAAGCATCGACACCAGCCGGGGAAGGTCGGTCAACCTCAGTGTGATCAGCCAGTCTGTCCGTTTCTTCTTGTGACAGACCACGGCTAACTTGCTCATGCCAGCTTCTTGCACGGCTCGCTCCATCGTTGGGTGGATCGATAAGGCTTCCACCATCTTGCTCTCCACATGGAGAAGCGGAACCTCCGCTATCACTAGGTCCGCTGCCCCACCCTCCACACAACCGTTGAACTGCTGCGACCGACGCGCCGATTCCCATCCCATCACCTCCCTTAGTGTTTGTGCTAGTAACCTTTCTGCCCTCGCCCCCTTGGCCCTGCTATTCAACGGCATGACCACCCTCCGCTTCTCTCTTAGCAATCTGCTTCTTCAACCAAGCTGGCAGCTTGGGTTTGTGCCCCAGGAATACATACCTGTGCTGCACCCGGAGCGATCCCTCATGAGTGGTCTTCAGTGCGTGTCTGTAGGTGAACCTCCTGCCTTCGCAGTCATAGGTCAGGTACTCCACCAGATCAGACTCATGCAGCTTCTCGGCCCTCCCACACAGCGGGCCACCCACATAGACAACTCGACGTTTCATGCTTGCTCCTTCACGAAGACACCACCCGAAACCATCTTGCCCTTCCGATCCTTGATCTCCTCATGGGCCGCAGCCAAACACACAGGCAGCGTCAGGCCGCACAGCTTGGACAGGATGACCAGCACCACGGTGCAGTCACCGATGCCGTCCACGATCCCAGCCTCATCACCCTTGACGATGGCATCACACAACTCACCCACCTCAGACACCAACTTGAGAGCCTGGGCCTTGGCGTTGCTGTGCGTGAGGATGTGCCGGTCCTCGGCCCACTTCTCCACCAACTCAATCAGGTAGTCCGCACTCTTCACGGCATCTCTCCTCGGGGTTAGGGCAGCGGAAACGATCTGTTGCTTGACTGTCATGCAGCGGTGTAGGTACTCAGGCATTCTCCACCTCGGCCACGAACAGGGGCCCGTGCTTCCCCATGTACGCGCCCAGCGTATTGAAGTGCAGGAACTCCTCGGCTCCCTCCCTGTCCATGCCGTCACGATCCATGAGAATCTGGACGCACTTCTCAAAGGAGTAGACGGCGACCTGGGAGTGATGGTGGTTGGCGGTGACACCGATGAAGGCAGCCTCCAGTCCATCAGCCAGGAGCATCTCGGGATTGATCTCAGCCAGCTTGTCTCGGTCCATCATTCTCCTCGCTCTAGGTAAGGGGCTCGGGATGTAAGGAGTCGAGCGTTGGCTTTGCGTTCCTCGGCCACCCAATCAGGCAGCGGCTTAGGGTCCTCCTTCAGGCCAGCCCTCCGTAGCAGCTTGGCCAGGAAGGCGAGGTCGAACATCTCTTCCCCGTCCTCCTCCAACTTGGCAGTGAGGATGTGCCCCAGCGTCAACTCCCTGCGGGAATCACCGTCATGGTGCAGACGATGGCAGTCCTCACAGCACGCGAGCAAATTCCTGTGATCGTGAGGATCAAGGCCGCGCCGCCCAACGATGTGGTGCAGGCAGATTGTCTTGCCCCACTTCTTCACATACTTGGGGTGCCAGCAAATGGCACAGCGTTCAGCCATCACGGCATAGGCTTCTAGCTGCCGATGGATTCGGTCTGACTTCTTACTCACAGAGTCTCCCATTTGATGTTGTCGAGCGGGCAGAAATAGAACTCTTGAGTGTGGTCAACGAACCGGCTGTCAGTCCTGGTGGATACCGTCCACTTGTCACGGGTGTCAGTCTTGACGATGGCCGCGTGGGTCATGTCGCTATTGAGGATCACATAGGCATAGGGCTTGGGCTTGGCACGGTCGAAGGAGTGACGGGAACACACGATGAACTTGTCCCCGAATGGCCAGTCATGCTGACCCGTGAAGTTCGCCGTGAGCCGCTTCACCTCGACACGTTGCTGGATGTAGAGGTCGCCACTGTCTGTGTGATCCTGCCACTCGCTGCGGGTCTTGGCCTTGGTGATGGGCATGACCACCACCGGGAAGCCACGCTCCTTCAGCCAGCCAGCCACGCGCCACACGGCAGCATGGGACTCATCAAGGAACTTCAGGAACAGTGAGTGATTGGTGTCTACCATTGTCGGTCCTGTGTGTATTGAAGACAGGGTTTTGGTGGACCGGACCCTGCGAACCGGGATGGAACTAGAAAGCGTCATCGAAGGCGGCGGCGGATGCAGACTGTTGCTGCTTCTGCCACTTCTGCCAGCCATTGCCTGGGAGGAACGAGCCATCCTTGCCCTTGCGGCGCGGGAACAACTTGTTGCCCACCCTCGTCTGCCCGAATCCCAGCGTGGCACCACAGTCCTTGCAGACCATTTCGTGGTACACGTTGCCGTCACGCTCACGGACTGCGGGCACGGTGTTGGCACTGTCGCAGGCACCACACACAGAGTTGCTGAACACCTCCACGGCGGCAGCCAGTTCCGTGAAACAGTCCTTTACATCAGCACCCTCAACCTCAATCTCCAGCCGGTCGGACTTGTGTCGAATCCTCATTGGTTGGCCTCCTTGTGCCATTGGTCAATCACTCTGTCGTTCACTACCACTCGGTTCTGAATCTCCCTGCACATGGCTTGGAGTTCTTGGATTGTCAGTTTGCTCAGGTCAATTGTTTCTGTTGGCATTACCCCCTCTTTTTAGTAATCGGCCCCGGTCTATTAACCCTAGTAGGGTGTATCTATGTATCTAGTTATCTTGTTACTGAGTAAGACACTCTTAACAGTGTCCGCTCTTAGGAAACAGGACGGGTGCAGGGAAAGGTCCGTAGTCGGTTCCCTTTCGGGCAATCCGACTGCGACCCTTTCTCCTCACCGATCTCCTGTCACCTGAGAGCCCAGATTTTGTGTCCGCTCTTGAGGTATCCAGTGTCTTCAAGGGTCCCTGCTCATAGCATTCACAGGGCTCGTCATCTTCTTTTCCCGATGCTCCGGGTGCAGCTAGGCTATTTGACTATTAGGGCTTGCCTTTGGGTTGTGCTGCGCCGACCGTCACCACCACGATTACCCGTGGCCCTCCGTCTGATAACCCTTTAAATGTAAGCCCATCAGATCAGGGCCAACATCGACCGACTGCCTTGTTCTCCGTCCCCTTCAGGCGTATGGGGTAGTGTGATCAATAGCGTTACCCTGCCGTTGAATTTCTGGCAAGGGTTTGGTCAAAAGATTTCTGTTACCACTGGCCAACAGATTCCTCTGCTAGCACAGCTTCTCTCCGATCCACCTCTTGCTTCACGGCAGCCGACCACATGGCATTCAATTTCCCCTCCCTCAACATCCACTGGAGGTAGGACAAGGGCACCACAGGGTCGCGCAGGGGCCTTCCTCGCCATCTGCCAAAGGGCACCCTGAATCCACGCACGGTGGGAGTCTTGGCATCAGGGCGGGCGAACAGGTCGCGGGACCGGGAATCGAAGGTGACCCCGATGACCAGCTTCTTCCTCCGCTCCTTCTCGGCCTCCCGCTCCAGCCGCTCCATCTCCTTGAGGGCATCAAGCTCTGCCTGCAAGCTGGCATCCAGTTCATCAAGGGTCACTTCCTCGTCAGCGTTCTCCTCCTTGATCTTGTCGATGATCTCCTTCGGCCCGCTCAGGAGCATCTCAATGGCAGTGACCGGGGAGTGGAACCGGCTGGTGTTCGTGATGTCGTGGAAAATCCAGTCCGGCTTGGCACTGGCAGCGATGGCAGCCAGCCTCTCCTCTGCCGTGTGCAGTCCATCTAGGGTCCCGGTCAGTGCCCTGGTCCCCCGTCCCAGACCTTGAAGGAACGTGCCCTTCGATTTCGTGGGGGCCGCATTGAAAATCTCGTTGACCTGAGGGCAATCCCAGCCGCGCCCAAGCACCCGGCAATTGGTAATGAGAGTGTTCTCGCCGCTCTCAAACTTCTTGATCTCGGCCTCTCGCTCCTCGGGGTTCTGCTCCCCCCAGACGCACGAAACCTTGAGCCCATAGCGGTCGGTCAGCATCTCCCTGATGGCCTTTGCCTGGGGCACAGACCGGCAGCGGATTACACCGTGACTCTTCTTGTGGTGCTGCTTCACCAGTTGACATATGTCATGCCGGACAGACTCGGACATGAGGATGCCGTCGATCTCATGGGGCAGGAAGTCCACCTTCGTCTTGGTAAGGGCATCGAAGTTAATGGACTTGACGGTGTGGACAATGACCCTCGGCTTTACCAGCCAGCCCTGCTTGAAGGCTTCCATTAGCTCCATTGAGTAGGGGCATGAGGTGTAGAAGCCGAACAGCGGGCTGTGTTTGTCGGCTCGGTGGGGTGTAGCTGTTACTCCCAGCACCCTCGCCCCGGCGGCGATGAACTCCTGCATCATCTCCCTGAACTTCACAGAGAAATGAATGTCAGCCTCGTCAATAATGATCAGGTCAACGTGCCCGACAAACCGCTTGTACCTGCCATTCATTTTCAAGGTCTGGTGGGTAGCCACGATCCACTCGTCGCCAGCATCCGCCTTGAGGATGGCCTGTTCGACCGATGCCACCCGGCCCCGCAGCCTGCGGATGGTGGCCACGGTCTGCTTGTTCACGGCATCCTGGCCCGACACCACCATCACCCTTGCCCCTTCGCGGGGCAGGGCGACGAACGCGGTGGTCTTCCCGACACCCGTAGGCAGGACGAGAAGAACAGCTTGGTGCCCATCTCGGTATGCCTGCCGGATGGCGACGATGGCTTCCTTCTGGTAGGGGCGAAGCACATCGGTGTCGAACAGGGGCAGGAAGACTTGTCCTTTCTTCATCAGACACCCCCTTCCTGGCGACGACGCTCCTCCCGCTCGGCCTGCGCTTGCAGCCTGCCGTACTTCCCGACCAACTCCTCCCTGAGAATCGTGTACTCAGGGGGCGCGTCGATCCCGATCCGCACGGCACCACCTTGGGTGATGTGCGTCACCGTGATCTTGATGTTCCCCGGTTCGATCACGATGGTCTGATTCACCCTGCGGCCTAGCACCAACATCACTCACCTCCGTGTGTAATTGGTTCGATTCCCAACGCTCCATCCAACACCGATGACTTCTTTGGTGGTCGCCCCCGACGCTTCCTCACTGAAGCATCTGGCTGGCTGCCATCGACAGGTCTGTCTCCTTCTTGTTGGCGAACCTCCCCACCCACCGGGTTGACCATTCGTGCGTTGTCCACTGGTCTTGAACCCACTTGATCCGCTCGGCCAGATCGTCCGGCACTGGCCTCATCAACCCGCTCCTGGCTGACCGCCGATACTGGGTGTATTGGCTCCGCAGTTCGTGGAGCCGCAGGTCCGGCATCCGCTTCCTGACCTCTAGGAAGTCCAGCCCCTGCGACACCAGTTCCGACAGAAGCACCTCGTCCTCGTCCGTCATCTCTCTCAAGCAACCCATCGAAGAAGTTCTCCGCTTGTTCATCCAGGGCCGACTGCATCGTTCGCAACTCCGCGAACAGCAACGGCAAGACTTTCATCAGCACGTTGGGCAACTCATTAAGGGTGGCGCGACACAAGTACCCTTCAAGCTGGTCGATGTCGGCTTTAGACAGCACCGGCCACCTCCTCTTCCTTGGGGAGAAGGGCACCGAACTGGCGGCGCAACTTGCTGATCTCGTCAGCCGTCAGGTCACCTGTCTCAGCCAGCGACTCAGCCTGGGCGAAGACCTTGGCAAGCTCGGCGGGCAGCTTGGTCAGGGTCTTGCACTTGTTCTCAACCCTCTTGTACAGATCGTTCTTCGCTGCCTTGGGTGCAGGGGCAGGAGCCTTCTCCTTGGCCACCTCGGCGTTGACTTGAGAGTGAGCTTCCTCGGCTTGCTCCAAGTCTTCGGCACCAACGCTCCAGCCACCGGCAAGCTGGAGGAACAACTGCTTCTTCGTGTAGGTGCTGGCAGCCTCAAGGGACTGGTTGTCCTCACGCCTGTTGCCGTTCTTGTCGATTTGATCCCGCATCGGCAGGACGCACGACACCCACTCACCCGTCTTGTGAACGAGGCGACCGACCATCACCAACTCGGTGCCCATGTAGCCTGTCTGAAACAACGGCATGGGGAAGCCATGCTTGTTCAAGGCAGGCAGCAAGGCAACACAGATGTCACCGAGAGTCGAGTAATCAAACTTGCCGTACTCATTACGGCCAGTCTTCTTGATCGGCTTGTACTCCATCTGGGCCAGAGCCAAGGCAGTTACTAGCTGCTTGGTTTCCGGGGATGAGGTTACGCCGCGAATGTAGTTGTCGATCTCCATGTGTTACTCCTTTGTTACTATTCGACCTGTGAAAAAACCCGATCCCCAAAACCAGGCATGGTCAATTCATTAACCTTGCCGTAACCGTCCTCCATCCAATCGCCGGTTGCCCTGCGACGAGCGATGTCAGTGAGAAGTTCATCCAGCCTGCGGCGGGCCCAATCCATGTAGGAAGGCGGCAGGGTGATGACCTGGGTGAGAAATGGGTGGACCGTCTGGGTCACCACGAATTGCATGGGGGGCTCGGCCATCCCCGACACCACACAGCCCTGTTCGTAGAGGGCCGCACTGATGCCATACCCATAGAGCTTCACCGACCGGGCCCAGTCCTTGAGAATGTTCTTCTCAGAGGTGGTCTTGTAGTCCCCCAACTGTCCGCTGTTGCAGATGAAGTCAGGGCGGCAGCGGGCCATGACCCCAGCCGTGGACTCCCACCGGATTGAGGCTTCCCTATGGAGGATGTCCTCTTCAAGCTCTACTGCCTGGGAGTTCCGCACGAAGCGGTCGTGCATCTTCCCAAGAATTTCCCCCATCTCGGGGGACAAGATGATGGCATCTGGGGGCAGGGTGGCGAGCCACTCCTTGGTTGCCTTCTTCGTTGACAACCCCCCAGATGCGGTACAATGCTCCTCAGGGGCAGTGACCGCCCGCTCTGAGAACTGGTCGTAACCAATCTCCCTGAGCGTGTGCCAAGCACTTCCTAGCTGGAGGGCTGCCGACTTGGAGTCGGAACCCCACCCCATCTCCACGTTGTCATGGAAGACCGTGGCTGACTCTGCCAGACGAATCTGGGTGGAGCCAAGGTGAACCAGATCACCGTGATAGGTGGTGATCGGCTCGTCATAGAGAACCGAAAAGCGGGCGAGGCCATGGACAAAAGGATCGGTCATGCCGCCACCCCCTTTCCCATTTCTTGGGACAGGGCAGTGAACAGAGCCAAGGCTTCCGGCTGGATCGAGTCTCCCTTTGTGGCGTTCTCCTCAAACCAAAGGGGTTGCAGGTTCCTGAAGTTATTGGCTGCAAGGAACTGGGTGCGGTCGGTCAGGTCTGCCGCAGCAAGCGGGTACAGGTGGTCTATGCACCACTTGCCATGGCCGTTCCCCCAGTTTTCCCATGACATACCGGGCTGGAACTGGGCCTCAAGCCACCCCTTCAGAAACTCCCCAGTACAACCAAGATCGCGGACGGCAGAGCCAGCCTTCAGCCCTAGGGTTACTGCATCGCTGACGCGGCTGCGAAGGTACTTCCTGATCCTGTACTGGATGTCTTCATCACGACGCTCACGCTCGCGGCAGGCCCGCTTGACCTTGGCCTCTGGCTTGGCCCTGTATCTGCGGTCAGCCTCTCGCCTCTTCTGTCGATTGGCCGGGGCAGAGGACCACTTTGCGTCCCGCGTTCGACTCTTGGCCCTCTGGTCGGGCCGAGCCGCGAGCCGCCGCATGTACAGGAGATATGCCGCCCACTCTTCGGGGGTGGCCTCTGACTTCTTCTTGTTGCATTTCCGGGGGGCTACCCCCTGTGCAATGAAGAGCTTGACCGATTCGTTGAAAGCGGGCGCGGGGACTCGAACCCCGGCATCTAGCTTGGGAAGCTGCGGGCCGTGAGAAACGGCAGCTTCAGCACAACTGGAGTTATCCATGAGGGTCAACAATCCTTTGTTTTCAACGGGAAAAACAGGGGGCTACGTTACCCCCTGCAATGCGGAGCCACCTAGAGGGGGCGGTGGCAAGTCCCCCAGATCGTGGCACTGTTGGTCACACCAAGAGAGTGACCACCATGAGAGGGATGCAATGACCCTGACTGAGGTTGCGGTTGAGTACCTAGCGAGTAGGGACTTGTGCCACAACTACCAGCGGCATTTGATGCGAACGGCTGAGATGCTTCAGGCATCTGGGCTAACCTCCGTGGCCGACTTGACTCCTCAACGGGTCACCCGTTGGCTCGACTCTCTTGCGGTCAGTAAGACCACGAAGTCGAACTACCGTCGCCAAGCCCTCACGATTATTCGTGCGGCACTCGGTCCCGGTTGTGCAGATTTTATCGAAGGGGTCAGGCGTGTCAAGCACTCGGTTCCGCCGCCAGTGGCATGGACGAGAGAAGAGTTGTCGAGGTTGCTGCACGTTGCTCGACACCTCCCCGGCAAGCTGCAATGCGGATGCCCGGTCCACGTTTTCTTCACAGCTTGGTTGCTGGCAGGGTACTCCTGTGGGCTGCGCTTCAGTGACCTGTTGAACCTGAGGTGCAGTCAGATCAGGGACGGCAGGCTCTACACCATCCAGAGCAAGACGGGGGACTCCTTGGTACAGGTGTTGCCCCACGAATGCGTGGATGCCCTCAACGAACTGATGGAGCTATCGCCAGACGGCAGGGTCTTCCGCTGGGCACTGGCAGAGAAGTGGCTGCGGATTCGCTGGGACCGCATGGTGGCGGCAGCGAAGCTCACAGGCACCTGCAAGTGGATGCGGCGCACGGGAGCCACTTGGGTTGAGGCTACCCAGCCCGGGAGTTCCAGCCGATTCCTTGGGCATCGGAGCCCTGAACTGGCCATGAAGCATTATGTGGACCGGACGCTCCTGCCCAACTCCTGCCCCATGCCCCCGCCCATCCGCTAAAGAAGGAAGGGATTGCCCAGGTCGCCAAAGTTTTTGGCCTGAGCTTTCTTCGCCGCCCTGGCTTCCTTCCTCATCTGCCTGTCGAGCCGGTAGAGGAGAACGTCATCGGGGCTGGCGTATGGGAGCATTTCCTCTGGAATGTACTTGGACTCAAATTTCTTGATTGCTGGGGAATCAGAGAGCATATCGGTCAGTTCACGGCTGGCATCCATCCTCGCCGCATCCTCAGAGATGTTCGTGATCTTGCTGCCGGTCAGCATATTGAAGGCATTCTGACCCAGCCGCGCCGACAGGTTGGGCACCCGCTCATCGTCCATCAGACGGTTCGTAAGCTGAAGCACTCTCGGTGCGTGGGGAACGAAGTCGAGCAGCATATTGCTGCCCTTCAACAGGTAGTCCGGTGTGCTGTATGGGTCCACGCCAGCCGCCCGCCCCAGCTTTTGGATCGTAGGCTCAAACTCATTCAGCGATTTACCAGTGTGGAGGTTACGGCCAGACAGTAACTCCACACCGTCGCGGATGATCGGGTGCATTAGCTGACTGGTAGTATCAAGGAAGGTGTTATATGCACTGTCCCCGTACTTCACGCTACCATCAAGCCCCTGCTTGATGTTGAACATATTGATAAGACTGCGACCGGGAACGTCGATGGAGTTCAGGAAGCTGTTGACACCCGGGGTTTCTGGGGCCAGTGCGTCGATCACACTCCCCAGCCCTGGGACACCACGCAATCCCTCCAGGCTGAACCCTACGCTCTCCTTGATTTGCTTGGGCGTATAGGAATCATCGGGGTTGTCAGCGTCAGTCTGATTAACAACGGCATCCGGTGCCCGCAGTGCTATGTTTGTGTAGGCACCACCCGGTCGGTTCCATATCTTCTGTGCTACATATGCACCAATTCTGGAATTGTAACTCCAGAAGGGCACGAAGCTCTTAATGAACCCCTTCTCAAACCTTGTTAGTGAACCGTAGTCCACCTGAGCCGCCATGATTCTGCGACTCGCCTCTGGCACACTGACCCCTTGAAACATTAAACCGGCGTAACCCCCAACCCGATTGATCGTGTCGGTAGTGTCACCAAGTTTGGCACCCCACCTCAACAGCGGGTCAGTGAGTTGGCGGTCAGCTATGTAGTCAGAGAAGTTCTCGCCACCGAACGGGTTGATCGCCCCAGCAAACCTTCTGAGAGGGTCTGTGTATGACCTGAGTCCACCTCTATAGAACTCGGAGTAGGCGGCATTGCTCGGGCTGAGAGGGGTTCTACCGCTCAGTGCATCACCGACTTGATAGCCAACGGTGGTGACAGGGCTGGCACCAGGGAGGACGGCATCGCGGATCGACTCGCCTGTCTGGCTGCCGGTCCATCGGGCACCAACGTCCTCAACCCTGCGGCCACCCAGAATCCCAGACGCGCCCAGGTCATCGCGGAACGCTGCGATGGCAGCATCCATGTTGGTTTCGGCCAGAGTTTTGTAGCGGGGCATCTGGGCGACGAGTGGACCCAGCCGGTCGGTCTGACCCTGCAATAGATACTTGGCGGCGGCATACCCATTCCGCAGATCGTTGACGTTGCCCACCTCAATGGTGTTGCTGATCGCACCTGAGAACCAGTCACGCGCAAAACGGGCAGGCCATGTGAGGATGCTCGACTTCCACATATTGGTCAGATCGTCCATGAATTTCCCAAGGACACCCTGCACTTCGGGCATCGCGTAGTAGTCGGAAATCCTGTTGAATCGGTCAACGATTCTCTGGTCGATTGACACGTTGGCGAGATCGGCAGCGGTGAGTGTCTGCCCCGTCCCGGCCAGTCGAGCATTGATGCGGTCGAGGATTTGCTGTTGAGCCCCCTGCAACACACCATTGGTATTGGTGGTGCGAAGGTCGAGGTCTGTGAGCGTCCGCAGCATGGAGTCATGCCTGCCGCCCGGGACTTGCAGATAGTTCTCAAGGTTGGCCGATGACCCCAGAGCGTCATAGAGAACCCGCGACCTACCGATGGCCCGCTCCCGGCCACGCACATACCGGCTGGCATCCTCTAGGAAGTGCCGGTCGAACAGCCCTCGACCAGAAGCACGGGCCTCGGGACTCATGGACCGGATGTCCCTGGCCAGCTTGACCGCTTGAGCCCGCGTGTAGGCAGGGCCAGCACCCACCCGGGAATTGACTGTCTGAAGAATGTGGTCGGCAGCAATGGCATCGTTGGCCGCGCCGGTCACCGCAGCATCCCGGGACAGTTCGTTGATGGTATTCGTACCACCCGGAACTTGGTAAGCCGCATCTCTCGCAAGCTGATCGCCGGTCATTACAGACCAGTCTTTGCCAGACTTGCCGCCCATGTCGGGTGCGTTGCGGCCAAACACACCATCGTCCACGCCACGCGGGAAATACTTTGTACCGTAGGGATCGTTCAACTCGCCGGAACCAATGCCAGCTTCCCGGCTGCGGGTGATGTAGTCATCGGCTGTCTGCCGCCACTGTGTAACGAAGCTATCTAGATTGTTGCTGGTGACGAGTGCTTGGTCAGCCGCACTAGCTGTTCCCTCAATGACGTTGCGGACGGCAGTCGAAACCTGGGGGTCACCGAATGCGGCGGGCGAACGATCTGCCAACTCCCGGGCCATGCGAGTTGTCCACCGGGAAGCTGCCTCGGCGGCGGCTCGGTCGGATCGGACGAGACTCTTAGAGAGGATTTGCTGACCCTCTTCAGTCGCACCCTGCACGTTGTCGCCAAAGATGTTGCTGGCAGACACTCCATAGCGACCAAGTTTCGACCACCGCAGTGCCTGACCAGCCCGGTCAAACAGGGCAGCGGACCCAGCACCTAGAGCCCTGCCGCCAAAGGCATCGGGAATCTGGGCACCCACCGGGCCACCAAGAACCTTAGGCAGCCACAACCCCACATCGTTGTAGAGCCGGTCGTTGGCCACATCCGCATAGCCCATGCGGTGGTTCTTCTGGAGCCACTGTTCGATACCCTCTCGGGCTGCGTCTGGGTTGGCCTGGGCCTCGACCAGTTCCCTGAGCGTGGTGTTCCTGCCTGCCGTGCGACTGCCGACAATCGGGCGAGACAACAGGTCATCATCGGTCAGGTCTGCGATGCCCTTACCGAAGTTGTCATGCAGGGAGCGGGTGGCGTTGCGGGCGTAACCCATGTCGCCAAGCCGGTCGATGTCGCGGGCACCACGGGCAACGTCATCGACCAGATTGCGACCGGCAACTCGGGTCACATCGTCTGCGATACCAGCCGCCCTGGCTGCGAGAGTAGCCTTGCTGGCAGCACCCGCACCAAACGAGACAAGATTCAGGGGGTCAGTCCCAGCGTCGAAAGCGAACTCTGCGATTGGCCTGCCCCACCCACCCCAGGCATCCTCGCTCGGACGAATGCCATAAGCATCCATCGTTTCGCCAGTCTCTGATCCAGAGAACAGGGGCCGTCCCATCAAGAGGTCATTCTTGAGGGAGTTGGCCCCGTTCAACCACCCAAGCAGCTTGCTTGAGGTGGGGCGGGTTCCGCGAGTCAGACCCTCCAGTGCCTCATCCCGCTGCCATGCGGGGAGGTCTGCCAGTGCAGGCGTGTCATCTGCTATTGGCAGGAACGGATTGCTGTCGAGGAGCGGGTTGCGCCATGCCATCAGTCAGCCCACGGGGTAAGGCCACGGATTGCGTTGCCAATGCCAAATCCAAGGTTGTCGCCAAACTGAGCATACGAAGCGTTCTTCCCAAAGATTCTCTGGAAGTGCTTCTGGTTATCTACCGTGTCGGGCAGGCCAGCATACTGCATGAACTGGGAATAGCTCATGTTGCCAGCCACCTGTTGGAGTTCAGACAACTCATCCGGGGAGAGCTTGTCCAGCCGCTTCGCCATGTCTCGGACGATGGGCTGGTAGTGGTTCTCCACTGCCTTCTTTGCTGCCGCCGCATCACCGTTGCTTCTCTGCATGTGCAGGGTTTCAATGGCAGTTTTGCGTCCTTGCCCAGGAGGCATCGCGGCAATCTCCTTCATGCCCTTGTCCACAGACTCCAATGCTGTCGGAGGTACTGGCTTCTGGGAGGCGAGTTCACCCTTCGCCTTCTCGGAAGCATTGTGCTGATCGGTCATGTTGCGGGCGGCATAGAGGAAGCTCTGCCCGTAAATCTGTCCGTACATGGCAGCCTTCGCACTGGCATCGGCTAGGTCGCCCCGTGCCGCACTGGCCGACACATCTTCCATAGCCATGATGTATCCGCGAGGTACACCCATCTGCCGTGCAATGTTGTTCTGCTTGGCTTGGTTGTCCACGTTGATGCCGATCTGGGCAGCTTTCTGTGCGTCCAGATGATCGGTCAACGCACGGGTGGCAACAGCCCTTGCTGAATGAGAAGGCCCACCTTGGTCATACGAGGCAACCATGTCGGTGTACATGGCGGGGTTCGCAGCGATTTCATTCCGGTAGCGATTAGCTTGCTGCTTCAGAAACATCTTCCGCCGCCAATCATCGGGCACGCCCATGCCATTGGTTCGTGGCTGCGGCGCACCTTCCCCTGTCTTGACCCACCCGCCACCGTAGTCTCGGTAGCCAGCCGCCAGCATCTCTTCCCTTGTTGCCGTCTTGGGATCGACCGTGGGAAGGGGAGGGGGGGGTGGTGCCGATGGCTGCGGGGGAGCCGGGGCAGGCTGCGGATCACCACCACCACCAATTCCATTGAGTACAGTGCCAAGCCCATAGCCGCCAGCCGCCACTGCGGCAGCGATCTGAGCCGCCCTCTGCCAGCCACTCACGCCAGGAGCCCGGGGCGTTGGCGTTGGAGGGGCTGTCGGCCCGGGGAGATTTCTAGTCGGGGGAGGCGACGGCAGGTTGCGGCCAGTGGGAGTCGGCGTAGCTGGAGTAGGTGCGGCTGGGGTGGGTGCAGCGGGAGTAGGCGGCACAACACCTGGGCGACCAGCGGGAGTGCCTGGGGCACCAGACGGCAGCGGAGAAACAACACCCGCAGCGGCATCGGTAAGCCACTTGATTCCATTTCTGATGGCACGGCTCATGGCTACCTCGTCCAGTTCTGGAGAATTTGCGTGTTGGGATTCAGGTTCATGTTGAAGTTACGCAGGGCACGAATCCGGTCCTCGGGCTTGGCACCCAGGTCTTGGCTTCCCTCGCCACCACGGGGAACGTAGGGGAAGGGGAATCCCTCTGGGCCTTGAGGTCCCATCGGCGGGATGTTGCCCGGGGGTGGCGGCTCAATGCCACCACCAACCGGCGGCTGCCCACCACCAACTGGAGGTTGACCGCCACGAATCAGGAGTTCACGAATCCCCAACGCGCCACCGACAAGTCCAGCCCGCTTGGCCCACTTCTTCCACTGAGGCTCGGCCTGCGGCGTTGCATCAGGGGTGCGCAAGGACGGGTCTTCAGGACGGTTGATTACCACATCTTCTAGGTCAGGCTCTCTCTTAACCTCAACCGGATCAGGCTCTCTCTTGATCTCAAACTCTGCATCAATCGGCTCGTTGTTGAGGTCGAGGTCCCTGCGGGGCGGCAGAATCTCGTCAGCATCAATGGGTGTGGAGGATGCCGCCAGCTTGCCACCTTGAAGGTCGGCAGTAGTGCTTGGGATCAACGCACCACCTGGGGCAGCACTCTGACTACCGGGCACCATAGAGCCACCGGCAGAGCCAGGATGGGCAGGGGTGACAGGAATCAAGTCGCCGCCGGTCTGTGCCGGGAACGGATTGAACGGACGAGTGACCGTGCCAGTCTCAGGGTCCATCGTCTGCATGGAGTTGACTTTGGACATGGTGTCCAGACGCTCTGCCAACCGCAGCCGCCTCTGGAGTTCCGCGATCTGGGTAGCCCTCTCTGCCGCAGCACTGGTGCCAGGGGCCTCGGGGATCGCGTTGCCGTTGACGGGGTTGCGGTTCTCAATCAGTTCCCGCAACTGTTGGCGAAGAACAGAGGACCGCTCCGTTTCCCCGCCAACCGTCTTGTTCCATTCCTTTGCAAACAGCAGCCTTCGCTCTAGGTCGGAGTCGCTGACCACCCGGTTCTCACGGTTGTAGGCAGCAAATGGACGCTGGCCATCAGGGAAGAGCTTCCGTTGTCCGTCAGCCCCGCGCCCCACCTCGTTGTATGCCCCAGGCTTGTGGCCCGTTACTTCCCTGGTCTGGGTCCGGCCCACGCGACTCCTGTCACCAAGGTCGCGTCCACGGGCAAAGTTGGGGTCCACCTCTTCAGTCGAGATCGGGCCACCCTCACCACCAACTTGCTGTTGAAGATCGGCAAGCTCTTCGGGGCCAACATCTTCGCCCAGTTCCATGCCGGGATTGCCACTGTCCAGAGGTGCCCGTGGCTTCTGCGGAGTCCTGACCAACGGCTGGCTCTCATCGAAGTAGCCAGTGCCCGTGTCTGGGTCACCCTGCTTGATGCGACGAAGGGCTGCATCCTTCTCCTGTTCGTAACTGGTCAGCTTCTCGTCATAGGAGCGACCATCAACGTCAGGAGTGCCTCGACGGTTTGCAGTGCCAATAGCGTGGACGTTGCGGTCGGGGACGCTGGCTGGGTCCTGAGTGGTAGCAACACCTTCACCGATTCCACCAGCCGGGGCCACAGGCTCATCCGTACCCGGGCGGGTGCTGGGCCGGTAGTTTTCACCCCAGCCCTGATGCCCGAAAATATCCTCAAACTTGCGGGTGAGCGAAGCAATGGTTTGCTCCTGCATCAGTGCCCGCTCTGCCGTCTTGGTGGCCCGCACCGTGTCAGGCATATTCTCTTTGACCAGTCGACCTGCCGTCGAGGGCTTGACGTTCCCCTGTTCATCTCCATTGACGATCCGGTCGATCAGGTTGTCAGGGTTGTTGGAGTAGTCATCAATCAGAGCGGTTGCATCCGCCCTCTGGCCGGGGGTGATCGGGGTGATGTTCAGCCCCTCTGGGTCAGCACTCTCCACGAATGCACGGGCAAACTCCTCTGCGGAGTTGTACTGTTGGTTGGGGGTTGTGAACTTCCCCTTCTTCACGTTCTGGAATGCACGAAGAGCATCGCTGTGATCAGCGGGCCGGACTCTGGTGATGTGTCTCTTCATCTTGCTGCCGGTGTTGCCGGGAGCAAAGACGCTCGGGTTGTCCTGGTTGCCGTCCGCAGCCTCAAACATCAGCGGGTCATCTGACCTTCGGCTATCGACCACACCGTGCGAGTTGCTGGTTTCAGCCAGCCGGTGCATCAGGCGGGTGACTTCTTCCTTGGGAGTGCGAGTGCCCGATACAAGGGCAGTCCCAGCACGGCGACCAGGAGGGGTATTTAGGGCATCGTCATAGATCGGTCCAACTCGCAGCCCCTCTTCCGCCCTCTTGATAGCCGCCTTGGTCTGCCTGTCATAAGCCTGATTGAGGTACTCAATGGTGAAGTTGCCGTTCTTGTCTTCCGTGACCGTTTCCTTGCCACGGAATGCAGGCACATCCTTCTTCGTCACCCGGCTATCAGACTGATACTGCGGCTGAAACGCATGGGGCTCCAGGTCAGCCTCTGCGCTCAGTGTCTCAAGACGAGTGCCGCCGCCCGGGGTGACAGGCTTGTTCATCACAAGCGAAGGCTCTCCCGGTTTCAGGGAGGCATCGGGGTCTGCGCCATCGAACACGGTGGCCATCATCATCTTGCCTTCCGGGGTCAAGCTGATGGGGCGGGCCTTTCCCGTCTTGGGGTCAACACCGCTCGGAACTTGAGGGTCGCGCGTCGAAAGAGCAATCGACTTCATCAAGTTGGACTTAGCCCGGGGCGACATACTGTCAACGATCTGCCGCAACTGGGCGAGGTCTTCCGGGGCACCGCTGTAGATCAGATTGCGAACAACGTCGATGGGAAGATTGGCATCCACATTGTGGAGGTCGGTGTCACCGGGCTGGGCCTGAGCCATAGCCTTGCGCGCGGCATCATCACCCATCCTTGGAGGGCGGGGATTATCCGGGGCGTTTCCGCCGGTCATGACACGGATGTTGTCGGTGGCTTTTCGTGCTGCCCTACTCATGCGTCTTCCTTCTTCTTCTTGCGGCGGAACGGAAGATCGTTGTCACCAAGATCGTCCTTCGTGACTTTTGGAGTCTTGGGCTTGCCGTTCTTGGCTTCCTTCAGATCAGCGAGGGCATCGGACTTCTCTTCATCCTTGTCCGCATGTTCTTCCTTCTCCTCGTCTGTCTTCTTGCCGTAGGGGAGTTGATTACGCACAAGCCCATTCAGCATCTTGCGAAGCTGCTTAGGGGTGAGGTCATCCAGATCAAGACCGCTAATCGCTTGGTGGCTCATCACTACTCCTATGCAAGACCCTTACCCAACATGGCAAGACGCAGACGTTGCTGTGCCTGTTGGCGAGCGTATCGAACAGACGCTCGGTTGGTTTGTTGATTGAACTTGTATCCAAACATCGCATCGTTCGCGTCAGTCATCTGGCCATAGTCGAAAGCCATAGCCCCTTGGCGAAGCATCTCGTTGTCGAATTTCGCCTGAGAGTTAAAGCCCTGGTCTTCCGCACGAACTGAGGCAGCACCCTTGGCCCCCTCGGCGGCACCGGCTGCCTCGGCCTGGGCGGCATACATCCGTTGGTTGGCACCAACGGAAAAGCCCTTGCCAGCGTTGGCCTGCAAGGCATCCCTGCCTGCGGTCTGCCCCTTCTGCAAGCCACTGGCATAGACGTTGTTCGCCATGTCCTCGGTAGCTGAGTCGGCAATCAGCCGGGGCGGCTTGATGCGGAACGGTGTGTTGCTTGCGCCTAGCATGGTTACCCAATCATTCCGATGAGGCTGGTCTGCCAATCGCTCTGCAATCCGATCTGTTGCTCAAGCAGCTTGGCGGCGAGAGAGGACTGTTGGTTACGCTGCCCCATCAGTTGCTTGTAACGCCCCATCTGAGCCTGCCTCCATTGCTGGCCCATCTGCTCGCCTTGCTGTGCCTGCTTGTTGCCCATGTCCGCGTTGGCCTTCATGGAGTCCCGGTTCACCTGGGCGGCATTGGAGAAAGCCATACCCTTGGCGTAATCGCTGGCAGCCCGGTCCCCGGTAGCCGTCCCGGTTTTCGGAGTGAAGGCAGAAGACTCCTTGAGAAGCCCCTGGCGGATAGAGCCAGTGCTGATCCCCTGCCCATTGGTGGGCATCTTGGGGGCTGAATTCGGTGTGGGTGCTTGTGGGAGCGGCGACTTCATGGATTAACCCAACAGTGAGCGGGCGAGTGGGCTGTTGCCGAAAGGGTGAGGGGTGACCGTCCGGTTCCCCTGCCCGTCATATCGAAGAGTGCGGCCACCTATCCCTGCCATCCCCAAGAGAGAGCGATTACGGGCCTGACGGGCGGCATCTGAAGGGGCGGCAGAGTAGGCTTGTGATGCCGCACCCCGCTGTGAAGCACCTTGCTGCCGCAGCATTTCTAGCTGGTACTCATGTGCTTGCTTGCGGGCCTCTCGGGCCTGAGCCACCCGTGAGTCATGCTCTCTCTGCCAAGCATCCTGGGTGGACTTGTACATATCTGCCTGCATGGCAGCGTGTTCTTGAAACATATTCATGCTGTTCTGCGGCTTTCGGGAGGGGGCAGCCTGGGCAGCCTGCGGTCGAGGCTGGGCGGCTGGCTGCGGTGCCTCTTTCTCGTCTTCCTTCTCGTCATCCGCTGGCTTGGCGGGGGCAGGCTGCGCGTTGCCCCAGTTAAAGCTGCCAAGAACGGAGTTGGCCCAAGGGTTTTTCATCACCTTATTTATGTCCCGCTCGCATCAAACTGAAACGCTACTTTGGGCTTTTCTCTCAGCCAGCGTAACCGCAGCCATAACCAAGGCCCTCCCGGCCATGCGGACAAACGGCAGGCCCCGCTTCTTGGACTCCTCTGCCAGCCAATCGACCACGGTTTCGATGTTGTCCCGGGTCCATTGGCAGCCCATCTTGTCCATGTGGGCAGCCTTGGCGTTACAGCTACAGTTTGGGGTAGCCGTAATCCCAATCCTCTTGAGCAAGCCCTTGAGTTGGGTGCCTGCCAGACAAGGCGGCAGCTTGGGGCCAATGGCATGGGGGTAGCTGGCGTGAGTCTCGTCTATGACCCACAAGTCCCCTTTCTGCTTGACTACACAGGGCATGACTTCTTCAAGGGTGTAGCCCCGCTCTTGGCATCTGGCTATCAGGTTGTCTTTGTGGCAGGTAATCATGGGAGGGGGTTCTCTCTTGTGCCACCAAACTCAACCCGGCAAGTGCTTTGGCGGTCAAAGGCAATGTTTCTGGGAGTTAGGAGCGTTAGGTCTGGGGCGGGGGCCGTGGTGCGCAGTGCCCCAAAAGTCCACCCCGAAGCAAAGGGCGGCAGCGGCTCAGAGTTGCCTCGACTGAATATGGCACTTACGCACTGCGAGGAGGTTATCTGAATCTGCGCCCAGTTGCATGACTCAAAGGACTCCGTGCCGCGATAAAGATATACCTTGTGTGCGGACCACCCGTCAGGAAGAGACAACTCACCAATCCAAGTAATAGGCTCGGCTGGCACCGGGTCTTTCAGGGTCAGATTTACCGTCTGATTAAAGAAGGCCGCATACCCTGTTTGCCCTCCCACGCAGGGTGGCTTGAAAGCTCGGTCAATGAATCCACACAGGTTGACAGTAGCGGTCCTTGGGACAGGAACCCCGCAGGAAACTGGCGGTGGCGGCTCGCACACCACGCCTTCGGGAGGGCTGGAGCCCGTGTAGCCGCCCTGCTCGGAACAATCTTTGGCGTAAGCTGGCTTGTTGACCCACACCCCGTCCTCGCAGAACCAGCAATCACATAGGGGATTGGGGTTGGCCGCATACCATTGATTGCAGGCCGACTCGCTCTTGCAGTCGTATGGAAACCCATTGCAAACGTCAGGGTCATCTGGGTCTAGCAAGAGTGTTGGGCGACAGTTTCCTGTAGAGCAAGGGTCGGGTGGCCTCCAGATGCAGAGCCCGAATAGGCAGGGGTCACCAGTGGGACAGCACTTACAGCTTGCGGGGTCAGAGGACTTAACCAGCTTCCCGTTCTGCTTGACCAGCTTGCCTTCTTTTTTCAGGAACTTGCTCATGAGTCTGGGCAGTCCACCGTGTCCTCAAGCATCTTTTCGATCTTGTCCAGCCGCCCTCTGATCTCTTTGAGCATTCGGGCTTGAGAGTCCACGACAGCGCAGAGAGACTGGCCGTTGAGCATTCCCGTGCCGCCATACCCGGGGCAGCACTTGGGGTTGCACTTATCACACCCCTCGCAGCCGCCCCCCGTCTTAATCCCGCAATCATTGAGCTTTTTCTTCAGTGAATCGCAGGGAACTCTGCCTAGGTCTACGCCACTACCACCGCCGACAACCGTAGTGCTGTAATCATAGAATGTGTTGTAGTTGTCGCTGCTACCGTCTTGGCCGTCTTGGCCAGCGGCTCCAGTGGCACCCCTCGCCCAAGCACTTAGACCATCCTTGCCTGCCCTACCAGCGAGTCCCGGCTTGCGATCCTCTTCAGGGGCACCAAAGCGGTTCCTGAAGGCAGCACCTTCGCTGTTGGCCCGGGAGATGTTGTCGAGGTTGGTGGACGAGTTATCGCCGCCGCCACCGTTTGCACGGTAGTCATAGTACAGAGACAATGCCGATGACAGACGGGCGGCTATGTCCTGTGCATGACCCGGAGGAATGCCTGTCTGGGTAAGCAGACCTTGGATTTCGTTGATAGCTTTTTCGTAGGACACTACTCGCTCCCGGCGGCTGCAACTCCATCTAAATCTACAGAGTGGATTACAACGGGGCCAGAGTTGCTTTGCTGCCCATGTAGGCGAACAGATACATGGGAGTCATTGCCATAGAAAGCCTCTATGGTCTTGCCCGCAAACAGGGCTCTGGCAATGCCGTGCGACTCAGCCTCTTGGTGGGGCAGCTTGACCATGTTGACAAAGGCTTCCGGTGCCTCCATGTCATGGATGAACCCCACCCCGCGATCCCTCATGGCTACGTTGCCTCGGGGGGTGTTGCTGCCGTTGTAAAAGTTGGACAGTTTCAGCAAGGAATCGGAGTCAGTTGGCCGATAGACCACGGCGACATTGCGGGAGTTTTGCTGACCACCGTTCTTGGCAGTGGAATCGGTGATGAACTCCATGTTCCCGGTGCGGAATGCGTAATCCACGGGGGTGCCATCGTCCGTAAGACCATCGGCAAACAAGTGGAGGTTCGACTCGCTGGCAGTGATGGCTTGGATAGAGCCATCTTCCATCCGCGCCTCGGTGGCGGCACTGAAAACGTAGGGGTACTTCTCCTGCCAGTAGGTCTTGGAGTCGGGGTCATAGACAATCTGGCGGGATGGGTAGATGCCCTCGTCCCCGTTGAATGAAACGTGGATGCGGATGACCCCCAAGTTCTTGTCGGCCCTCACGAAGAACCATTCCCGCTTGCTGAAATCAATGGTGTCCACGGTCGGATCGGGACTGGTGCGGAACAAGCTGGCAATGTTGTCCGATATGTCCTCGACCTGACCCTGAGGATCAAGCGTGTAGAAGCCGTTGTCATCCAAGAGGTAGCCAGTACCCATCCAGATGTCCCAGCACCTCTGATTCAGGCAGCCTCGGTAGGCAACCAGCGAGGTGGTGGCATCCATCTCGGGACGGGAGACAAAGTTCAGCCGGTTGATGTGCCTCGACTGGCAGACCATCAGGGCTCCCGCGTAGGGTATCAGTGCCGTGATGTAGTCCGTATCGCGGACGTTGGTCTGTAGCGGTAGCTCGTTGGTTTCGGGGACAGCCTCGGGCTTGTCGGCCTCGGAGAACAGCAAGGTATTGGGGCGTTTCCCTGTGGTATCTACTCCAAGGAAAGTGCGGTCCTGAAACACCACCCCCACCGCGAAGTCCGCGCTGGCGATCCCGTACTTGTTCATATTCAGGCTGCCGTCTGAGTAGAGAATAGGCTGGGTTTCGTAGCCTTCTCTCTTGGTGTCCTGCACTAGGTCGGCATCTGACAGAAGGTCTTCGTAGGTGGTGGTCGAGGCAGGCAGCTTGACAACCCTGAATAGCTGGGTGGCCTGATTGCTACTGGACCGCCAAAGCTCTACATGAGTGGCAGTTGCTGGAGGGGTGCCCGGTAGCGTCCATGTGAGCTTCTTCGCCACATCACCGCAGTCCACTTCATTGACGGGACTGAGGTTTGAGTAGATCGGTCCACCGCTCTCCTTGCTCACGCTCTCGTCTGCGTATCTGTAGTAACACTGATATTTGCCCCGGAAGTGGGCCCTGACGATAGCCAGCCCCCTAGCACCACCAACGTCCCCGTCCTCGTTTACCAGCTTGGGAGGAAAGAGGTAGAGTTTTTCTGGCTCCGCAAGGATCAGCTTGGTGACCTTGCCGTCACAATCGACCTCGGTGTTGATGATGTCGCCACCCTCAGTTGTGAAGACTGGCGGGGTCAGGTATCCAGAGCCACCGTTGGCTACCTTGGTCTTAATCCTTCTCTGCTTGTATGGGTTTGCCTCAATGATCGAAGTAAGATCAGGCGCAGTGGGGCCATACCGGGTGACACCCTCCGCTTTTAGCTGGCATTGCTGATAGGTATTGCAGTCTGGGCCGGTTTGGCCAAAACTACTCGTCCAACTGTTTGCCACATGAATCTGCGCAGTGACAACATCCCCTGCTTTGTAGCCTGAGCCAAAGTTATAAGCCTGAACGCGAACACCAAAGTCGCTCAGTTCCGTGCCGTCTGCGTTCTGGTCGAGGCAGTTGCCGTTGTATAGGCCACCGTCAAGCCAGAAAATAGCACTGGCACCACTGCCAGAACCACCCGTTGCGTTGACAATGATGCCCTGCCCCTCGCGGGCGTAGGTAGACAGGCAGAGCCAGAACCAAGTGGGTAGCTCGGATATTTCCCAGTAGACGATGCCGGTGTCTTGATCACCTATTCCATGACCATCTTCTAGCTCAATGCTGGCTGATGCGCCCGTTCCAGTAGCTGGTCCGTTGGGTGTGTCAGTGAAAGTGACACAGGGTACTTTTTCGTAACCAGAGCCATTGCTGACCATCTCAGTTTCTGACACTCGCGCGTCAGAGATGCGAGAGAGTGCCGTAGCCTGCTTGCCACCAGCGGGAGGAGCGGCAATGCTGACAGCCGGGGGAAGGTTGTATCCGTTGCCAGCATCGATGATGTCTACGCGGGCAACGTAGTAGCTGGCAGTGGTGTCGATGGTGATTTCGGGCTTGTCCTTTGGGGCATCCAAGCCAACTGGTCGAACAGTCCCCGATGAGTCTCGCACCAGTCCACGCTTGCCGTAGCCTTGATAGATGTAGACCTCACCACGGCGACCTTGGGAGAAGGCCACTGGGTGATCTCCGGTGAACTGACCAGCCAGCTTGGTGGTTTCGATGCCCTCATCGAACTGCACGATGTCCCCGTTTTCGCCCTGACCAAGAATGATGTCGGTCTTGGCGGTGCCGGTGGACAGCCCCCATAGCTCGACCATCCGCTTGCTGGTGGGGATGATTTTCTTTGAGCCGCCGCGAACGGCAATCTGGCCGGGGGTCAGGCAGGTGAAGTTGACCTGCTCGACAGCACCACCCGGGGGCAGGATGTACCGGGAGAATGCCGGGGCCCAGCCCTTGAACTTGTTTATCTTCATGCGATGGGATTCCCGCAACTGTCATAGACCGTATCGGAGGTGCCGCCGTTGACCTCACCTTCGGGGATACAGCACACACCTTCCGCGTTGGGCCCGCCGGTCGTGCAGCACTCGGTCCCCTGATCCACACCCGGTCGGAGATACCAGAGCGCGTAGTAGCCGCCACCACCAGCTTGGCCACCATTGTGGTTTCGCTGACCAGAGAGAACGGCAATGGCATCGCTCTCAAATGCCATCCTGAGGTCACGCCCGTAGACTCCAGTCGCACCCTCAATGTTCTTCCCAGTCATCCTCGCCATCCAGACTTCCGCTCCACTCAGGAGGGCCGTGTACATCCCGGGCGAGATGTCCAGATAGTCGGTGATTACGAACTTAGTGCCCTCTGGATAAGCCATCGCTCCAGCCGGGGAGTGGGCATACAGCTTGCCCGTGTTGGCAACACCGTAGATAAGCCCCTCGTCCGCGTAGGCATTCATGCCAGTCAGAGATTCAGGATGCTTCTTGGGGTCAGCACTCACTCGGATGACGCTGCCAACCATCAGATTGGTGAAGGTAGTGCCTGAGCCATAAGCCTCTTGGCCGGTCCAAGAAATCGTTCCGTTTCGGGTCTGCGGCTCCCAGCCCGTGAACCGGAGGTCACGGGGGCGGCGACGGTAGGTGACCGACACACAGCTATCAGATGCCCAACCGTTGTAGACAATGAGGTCATAGCGGTCAGGAACCTGAGTGGAAGGGGCGACCGTCCAAGCAATGCGGGCAAACCCCCGGAACTGCAAATGAATCAGACGGTTGAACTCGGTAGGGCTCAGGTACTCAGCGATCACGCCAGTCTGGGGCAAAATGAACGAATCTACGGAAGTCACGCCCCACGGCAGGGTATGCCTGGAGATGGTGTCCTGCCCGCAGATGTCGATCATCTCCTCGGCCTGATACCACCTCCAGTCACGCACAGACACAAGGTCCCGGTAGGCAGAGAACAGAGCCTGCCTCAGGACACGATTCTCCTGATCCTGTGCGCCGCCCCCGGTGGAGTCCATGAGGTAGCTGATTGCGTCAAAAGCTGTGTACACAAATCACCTACTTGGAGTAGAGGGATACGCCCGTGGAACTGGTCATGAGGAACTGGCCGTTGCCATAAGCCACGCTTGTCCAGTTGGCAGACCTAGGCAGGGTCACCTTCGTCCAGTTGATGCCGTCTGAAGAGATGGCTGAGATTGCGGATGGGCCACCAACTGCAACCCAAGTCCCATTGCCAAACGCAACTCCCGTCCAGTTCAGCGTTGCAGGCATACTGACAACTGCCCAGTTGATGCCGTCAGTGCTGGTGACCGCATTGGCACCGTCGCACACTGCCACGAACCGGCCATTCCCGTAGGTAACGTCGTTCCAGACCGCAGCGAACGGGAGGGTTGTCCCTACCCAGCCCTTTGCGTCTGCCGCACGAATGCACTTATTGGTGGTGGCCCGCGTGACTGTGGCTAAAGAGTTCCTGAAGTAACCCGCGCCGACAGCCACAGACAGTGTGGTGCTGTTTGCCACCCCGTTGACATAAGCAAGATCGTACTGCGTGTTGGGTGTGGTGGTTGCGATGAGCCCAGATACCGCACCCTTTGCCCACGACAATCCGTCCGCTGAGTAGTAAGGCACCACATTGTCTTCAATTACGGAGAAGGCTGGCTTTGCAAAAGAAAAGAACTGGCCGTTCAGGTATGAACTCCACTTTGTCCCCAAATAAGAAACTGGCAATGGGGATCGGAGAGTCCAGTTGATGCCGTCTGGGCTTGTGCATGGGGTCACGCCGTTTATGCCTGACCATGTGCCTTTACCGAAAGCGGGCACTGTCTCAAGGGTGCTGATTCCGGTCCATGTCAGGCCATCGACAGAAAAGCCGCCGCCAAGACCTGAGAATTGATCTTCGTAGAACTGGATCAGCGACGGTGCCTTACTGAAGCCATCTCGCCATGTCGAGCCCGGGATGCTTGGCTTAACAGTCAGGTCGGACAACAGGGAGTAGGCAGGCCCCAAGGTGGCCGTGCTGGCCTTGCATCGGTAGGTCTTGCCGTTGTCAGCAAGGACTGCCTTGAACTTGAGAGACTGGCCGGGTGCCACATCTGTCCAATTAGCCCCGCCGTCTGTGGTCATCTGCCACATATAGACGATGGGAGTCTCGGTGGACTGAGCATTGGCATAAAGGCTGACATCATCACCAACGTAGACACTCTGGTCTGACGGAGAAGACACGAAAGTGAGGGTGTCGGTGCCGCCGCCGCCACTGCTTGGCAGGACTAGGTTCAGGGTCTGGGTGGGTGGTGTGCCCGTGATGGTTGCCAGCGGGACCGGGCCTGTGGTCACAGAGCCAATGACCAATGAGTACAAGGGAGCCGCAGGGCCAACAGCACCAGCGGGGCCAGCGGGGCCAGCCTCGCCCGGGGGGCCAGCTACACCGGGCTCGGCCTGATAGGGCAAGTCCATGTAGGTGCTAGTGCCGTCACCGATCTTCCACTTGCCGGTGTCGGACTCATAGGCAGTCGCCCCCGCACTAAGCACGGGGTTAGATATGAACCACTCCGAAGAGGTCTTGGAGGGCATAGCAAACGGAGATGGAGAGCCGCAGCCGCAGCCAGAGGTAGTGCCGGTGCAGGTGCTTGGTACAAAGCTCATTGTTGCTCCTCAGTTGTCAGTGCCGCCCGGTACGCATCACACTCTGCCTTGACTGCCGCCAGTGCCGCATCTTGCTCGGCAGCGAGAGAAGCCTCATCGGCTCGGAGTTGATCCATCTCTGCCAGAACTTGCGCTTGCTTGTCCTGTGCGGCTTTGTCCTGTGCCTGCAACTCGGCCTGCATCTCGGCCTGCCGCTTGGCCTGTTCGGCTGCGGCCATGTCGATGACAGGTTCGGCTACGGTTTCGGTCACTACTTCGTTTTCAGTTGTCATGGCTAACCCTAGAGAGCTGTTAGTGCTGCTTTTTCCAGCTACCACTGGCGACACAGATATAAAGAAAGTTGGCATCCCACTTCATGTCGCCCACATTTACTCGAAAACGAACCATGTGTTCGCGGCCACTTTGAGCAGCGTGAGCTTGAAGTTATTGGCAGGTGGCGACAGCGTCTGCGGCCCGGCCCCACCTGCGTCGCCATTGGAGCCACCTGTGAGTGAACTGTTCCACCGCATCGTTTGGCCCACTGGACACTGGATCGTGGTAGTGGCTGACAAGCTGCAATCGAACACCTTGATCTGAGTGCCAACAGGGCAAACGCTATCGGCTGGCAGAGTGAACACTACAGCAGTGGAATTGGTGGAGTTGTTGGCTATGTCCCTGCCAACATCGCTGGCACCTATGGTGCGGCTGGCTTGATAGAAGTTGGTAGAGTTATTGACGGGAGTGGGAGTTGATGGGGTGAACGCATCCCCCACCCTGTCGTTTGACCACACGCCATTTTCGGTGGCTGAGTAGTACCGTATGGAGTAAACGAAATTCGTAACCCCAGACCCTTCTGCTGGGCCTAGCACCGCATGTTTCTCGTTTGGGCCGAGAGTCATCGAAACCCAATCGGAGTACAGAGCCACGCCACCAGTAAATATTCCGGTCGCGGTGTTGAACTTGCCGAGAGTCGTTACGGCAAATGTCCCGCCATACTGCACATCTAACTTAGTCCTGAACCTATGATGGACTCCAAGGAGGGTTGCGCTTGCTGTGGGCGGGGTATTGAGGACTAGTATCGGCCTGTTGGAGCCAAGAGCACCATTGCCCGTGGTGCTGTTGATGTCCCATGCGTTCTCCAGCACGGGGGCTTGGATGCCCGGGTTATTTGTGATCAACGGCTGGTTGACCCAGTTCGTTCCGTTGTATTGGATTACCTGTCCGAATGTGGGGGTGGTTACAGCAACGTCCGTAAGGTCATCCAGCTTGAGGCTGGCTGAGGCCACAGAGAGTGTGCCATCCACAGCCAGCGTCAGCCCGGTGCCAGCCTTGACGGCACCAGCTTGACCAATGGCAGCTAATGGCAGCGGCCCCAGTGCCGAGTAAGTGGGCAGCTTGTGTTGATGATCGGCACGGGCGTAAGTGGTCGCGCTACCAGCGGCGGCAACAGAGGACAGGTCGAGCGGGGCGGTGCTGGCGGCGGCTGGCACTCCATTGATGGCCGACGCCGGAATGGACTTGGCAGCAAAGTTATGGGCGGTGCCAGTGGAGGTGATGTTGCCAACTACCTCTAGGGTAGACCGCAGCTTGGTTGCTCCACCGACCTCTAGCAGGACTGTTGGGGTTGACCACCCAATGCCCACGTTGGACTTGAAGTACGAATCGGCATCACCCTGAAACTGGACAGCGTATGACCCGTCAGCCTTCGGAACATCAACGTACAGACCAATGTTGCGGGTGCCGCCGCTGACAGTGGAACGAAGGCCAAAATTCTGCGTTGCAGTGGCGGTGACAGTGGCAGCAACGCCAATTCCCGTACTAGCAGTGCCAGTGACCTGACCAAGAACGCCCGCGACGGAGCCGCTGGTGAGGCTTGTGCCGGTGCATTTCGCTTGGATGCCATAGCCGGTTTCGCCGCTACCGACGTTGGATGTCTCAAACTGACCAGCGGTTCCGAGCCGCGCCCGCTGAACAAGAATCCCGTCCTTGCTGGTGATAAACCCAGAGTTGTTAACAGAGAAATTGCCGTTGGCGGAAACAACGCTACCAGCGCTATCGACCGTGAAGTTCGTAGCCGTGCAGGCGAAAGTGCTGGTATTGAGAGTGATCCGCCCCTTAGCGGTCGTGTCGCCCGCAGCCGGTGTAACGTCACAAGCGACGATGATGCTCGCCGGATTTGCGACCGTGCCGTTAGGCAGCAAGCCGTAATACGCAATCGTCCCAAGATTGTCGTTTGCTTGAACGCTGGACGGTGCCGCAACCGTACCGCGAGTACGAAAGAATCTCACTTGCGGAGTGCCCGTTCCGTTCGCATCGCCGCGTCCTTGAATGGCTACCGCTGGCTGAAAGCCCTGCCCCGATATTTGGATATGACCGGCGGGCGAAGTCAGTGCAGCCGATGGCGTGACGGCCAGCGGCCCCGTCATCGTATCGCCAGCCAAGTTGACATAGATCGCATCTAGGTCTGGCTGAGAGACAAGGAGCTTTCCGTCTGTGCCGATTTTTGCGAGGTTCTTGGCATCGGCACTGACTACGGTCGGGCCTTCTGCCCCATCGGCTCCCTGAAGGGGTAGCCACTTGGTGCCGTCGAAGATGTGTGGTTTTGGATCAGCCATTAGACAGCCTCGCCGCAGTATGGAATGAGCTTGATTGTGTCGGGATGGATCGTGCCGGTGTGATGGAACTTCATGTGGTCGCGGTCGGTTGGGAAAACCCAGAGGTTGGCGGGTCGGTTGTCTGACCGGCATCCATTGACATGGTGGACTACTTCAACGCTGGTGAGCGGCCGGGCAAGGACGGCTTCGGCAATCATTCTGTGCTGCTTCTGCGATGCGATTATTCGATACCCTTCCGAGTCGAGGCCCGTTGCGAATTTGGACACCGAGACTCGCTGTCGGCGGCGAATTGCTTTGGCAGCCTCACTCCTCCCGCGAACTCCACTGCCGTCTTGCCTGAGCCACCTCTGAACCGTCTGCCCCGAAACACCGATCTCTCGACCAATCTCGACACACGAACGCCCCTCGTCCCAGTGCTGCCGCCGAAGGTCTGCGGCAGAAAGGCTACGCGCAGGCCACCTGTGCTTATTGAGCGTCGAGGAGTTAGGTCGTGTCTGGTTTGGCCCTGCCATTTCATATACCTCTCGGGGGTGGTGGCATCATTCCACCAGTATACCCCCGTGCAGTTTGCTAACCCCAGTTACGTCGTGGAGAACCAGATCGCGCCCTTCGCGGCACCGACCGGCTCGTTCGGCTGCGGCCCGTATACCTCCTGACTGAGGCCGTCCGCGCCATCGGCACCGTCCGCACCAGCCTCACCCTTCTCGCCGGGATCGCCCTTCGCACCATCGGCACCGGCGACACCGTCATCACCGTCCGCACCAGCGGGGCCTTGCGGGCCAACCGGGCCACGCACGGGGCCGACGTTGATCCACGCCGCCGAATCCCACACGATCCCGTCGCCGGGCTGGGCAGGGCCGCTCGCGCTGGCGGGAGTGCCAACCGGAACCGGATCACCAGCAAGCCACATATCACCAACATCGGGAGCAGCATCAGGCGGGTAGGTAGTGGCAGTGCCCTTGATGGTCACGCCGCTGCCCGAGTCGCCCTTGTCACCCTTCTCACCGGCAGGGCCTTGCTCGCCCGGATCGCCCTTCGGGCCAGCCTCACCAGCGGCACCGTCCGCACCGGCAGGGCCAGCGGGGCCGACCTCGCCCTGCGCGCCGTCAGCACCGGGCTGACCATCCGCACCAGCCGTACCAGCGGGGCCACGCAGAGAAATCCACTCAACGCCATTAAAGCAAAGGACATCAGCCATGTTCAGGTTCCTTTCAAGTTAAGTCATCAAGAGTTCGGTAGGTCTTCAGTTGGTCGAGAGTTCGGTAGGTCTTCTTCGCGTCTTCGTTAATCCAGTGGTCACCCACGCTGGCAGTGGTGGGCATGGTGGTCTGAACGAAGACGTTGATTGATTTGCCATCAGCACCAGCGGGACCGGCTGGACCCTGTGGGCCAACACTGCCGCCGCCACCCGTTGAGATCGGCTGCCAGCCCGTGCCGTCAAAGTAGTAGAGGTTGTTTGCCATTACGCAACCTTTGCTTTGAGTTCTGCAATGTCAGCTTGTGCTTGCGTGAGTGCCGCCCGCAATGCCGTCAACTCGTCCACTAGGGTCAACTCATCAGCCACGAACTTTGGAGCAAAGTTACCGTCAACGTAGTCCTTGCGGGTCAGGTGACTGGCTGCCGTAGGGGCCGCAGCGGTGGACTCCACGTTCGCGGAAATAGACACAACGCCAGAGGCATTGGTTACGGTCGGGCCACCTGAGCCAAACCGAATGGCTGTACCAGTTGCCCGCACCTCAAGCAGCACCACCGCAGCGACACTGGTAGTGGTCACAAGCAGCAAGTTGGAGTTGTTGTTGCGGAAAGCAACGCCACCGCTGGAGCCAAAGATGTTGTAGGTCGTGGCCCAAGTCATCGTGTTGACTGCGGTCGGGGCCACAATGGTGCCCGTCATAGTCCCGCCGGTAGTCTTCAGGAATGCCGTGCTTCCTGAGACAGCCCCATCAACGTACTTCTTGTTGGTGAGGTCCTTATCATCGGCGGGAGTGAATGGTGTCTGCGGGTTGGCACCGAGGAACTGCACAACAGCCGTGTCTGGAGCAGCAACAAAAGCCTGCTTGCCACCCGGCATATACAGACGGTAATAGGAACCGTCGTAGTAGGTGTAGACATCAGTGCCATTGAATCCGGCGGGCCCAGCGTTTGGCGCGTATCGCAGGGGTCCGTTCATGACATCCCCTGCCTTGCTGACATAGTTGCCAGCAAGGGAAGCCGTGCAAACTCCATTGGCATCAATTGCCAAGCCAGTGCCGATCTTGATGCCGCCCAGAATTGCAGCACTAGCCTTAGGCAAAACATAGTCACTACCAGCACTTGCACTGATGGTGCCGTCAGCCGTGACCGTGATTCCACTACCAATCTTCACCCCACCAAGAACAGTGGCAGTGGCAATAGCGGTAGGTCCAGCGGGTCCGACTTCACCCTGCGGGCCAGCGGGGCCAGTGACAGAATCACCCTTGGGGCCAGCAACCCCGGGCTCGCCCTGAATGCCTTGGGTGCCTTGGGGACCCGCCACACCCTGTGGGCCTTGCACTGGGCCAGAGTCTTGCCATGCTGCCTTAGTGTCATCCCAAACAAAACCCCTAGCTGGCTCTGGGGTCGAGACAACATAGAGATCGCCCTGAGTGGCAGAAGCTGGAAGGTCGCCTTGGGCAGCGACCGTGCCCATGTACTTAATGCCAAGACCCGGCTGACCTTGAATACCTTGAGGACCCTGAATGCCTTCTGGGCCTTGAATGCCCTGCTCGCCCTGAGGGCCAGCTTCACCAGCCACGCCGGGATCACCCTTCGGACCAGCAACTCCCGCCTCACCCTGCGGCCCAGCGGGACCAGCTACACCGGCTTCACCCTTCACACCGGGCAAGCCCTGCGGAATCTTGAACGACAGGGATGCCTTGTTCTCGTTGCCGATATTGATCACTTCGGCTGGCAGCCCACCTTCAATCGTGATCGTTTCGGCTACTTCGATTGTGGCAGCAAGGCCCGGTTCGCCTTGAGGGCCGGGTTCACCCTCACCCGGAGAGCCGGGAGGTGCAGTGCCGTTGGGCTGAATCCACAAGTCACCGACAGCCGCCGGGGTGGTGGGCATGGTGTCAGACACAATGTGTGCGGAGTCAGAGCCGCCACCTGTGGAGATCGGCAGCCACTCGCTTCCTGACCAGTAATACATTGCAGCCATTACTTGTACTTCTCCTCATCTTCACGGAGTTGTCGAATGTGTTCGTCAAGCCACTTCTGAAGGGCACGATGCTCTGCGTCCATCCACCAGCCAATGGCTAGGCCGACTAGGTATCCAGAGATGAATAGCCCGCCTAGGACAATGACTGCCCAGACGATAACTGTGTCGATCTGCATCAGTAGGCTGCCTTCCAGCGAATGCCTGAGAAGTTAGCCTCACTTGACTTCGCACCGGGACTGCATGAAATGTCGCGGTTTTTGTTGCTAACGGTGCAGTAGCCGTAGGTAACGGCAGTCCCAACGAGCCGCATGGCAAGCGGGTAGCTGGCTTCAAGTTCCGCCATCGGGAACTGTGGCGGCAGTCGCAGAGGCACCCACGCGCCGCTGCCAGCACCGAACGACAGGGTGCCCTTGAGTTCGATGAACCCACCGATCATCCTCGCCTGAATCTCGGTAGAGACAGACTCCTTCGCCCCATCCATGCGAACCATCCATGTCCAGTCAATGTCTGCCGGTGGCATTTTCGTGCCACCCACCAGCATCAACTTCACAGCGTCGAGGATGGAGGTCTTGAAGCCAGCCAGTGCGGGGTCGTTGATCGAATTGGCACCAACAGGACTGATCGCCGCCAGCTTGTCATCGACTTGCTTGCGGGAGTACAGCATCAGGGCCATCTGGTTATCGAAGTCAACCTTGCTGAATGCTTGGTCAATCCGCATGAAGCGGTCATCAACCTGTTTCTGGGTGTAGACGTCGGCCTGATAGGCGAACCGATCAATATCCACAAGCGTCAGAAACTTGGCATCGCACTCAGCCTTCGTGTAGGCATCAATCGTCGGAGCGGCCTTGCTCTCAAGGGCATCCATGCGGGACTTGAGGGGATCGAAGTCAGACTTCATCACCACATATTCGATGCTCGACCCAGTAGCCAGCACCAGCCGCTCGCCGTAGCCCTCTCCCGTGTCGGTGTAGGTCAGGGCGGCGGGCGGCTCGTTCTTGTCACCGAATCCGTAGCCCTGTGCCGTAACAACTTTGGCTAGAAGGTTCTGCGTGTTGTCACTGATCTTGGCATAGGCAGTCAGGTCAACCGGGCCAACCTGAGAAATGATTTCAGTGATCTGCTCGGGGGTAAGCTGCCCGCTCACAGCACCAGCAATGGCTTCGTCCACTTCGGGCTTGGTGTAGGTGCCATCCTTCACCTCCATGATGCTGTTCATCAGGGTGGTGCTAAGACCTGACACGGCGGTCTTGTCGGCCTTCAGGTCGAGGGCTGCATCAACGTCAGGCTTCTGGGCCACAGTTGCGAAGCCCTGATTCAGGAGCCGGAAATACTCCCTGAACTCAGACTCCAAGGTGCCGTACTGGCCCTGAAACTGCGAGAACTCAGACTGGTCAGCCTTGCCAGCGAGCTTTGCATCAATCTGAGTGCTTAGTTCGCCAGCAACAAATGGAACTAAGTCGGCAACACCCTGCACTCCAAGATTGGCATCAGTCACGCCTTGCTGAAGGGCCGCAACCTTTGCGTCTACTTCTTGCTTCGTGTACCGCTCTTGAAAAGCCATCGTGGACATGGCCTTGATCTCGCCTGTTTGACCATCGACATATTCGGTGGTCGCATAGGCAGACAGGTCAGCATCAGTGCCGCCGCCTAGAGGAATGGCAACCCACTCCTGCTTGTCCTTGTCGAAGTAATTCAGGCTTGGCATGGCTATCCCTTTGGATTGATCCAGATACTAGAGGTGGTCGTTGGAGCTAGGTCAGACACCACGAACGGCGGCTCGACAGTGGGAGCAATGCCGCCACCAGCCGGGTTCAGCCAGAGCGTGGAGAGGTTGCCCGGTGCGGTGGTGCCAACGTAGATGTTGCCGCTGTTGGCAAGCACCCACTCTTCGGTGGCTATGCTCTCCTCGACAATGCCCTTGAGTGGAGTGCCGTCCACCCGGAGTGAGAGCTTGGCAGTGCCGTCTGGATTGGCAGTGATAAAGAGAGTGTTGGGGCCGTCCAAGTCGATGGCCTTAGGGGCAATGACCTTGCCGCGAATCGCAGCCAGAACGTCGATGTTCGCAGCTTCGATGTCGGCTGTGGGGTCAATCCACAGGTCACCGATCTCTTGCCCGGGTGGCGGCTCGACCTCGGAGACAATGTGTAGGGCATCGTGGCCGGGAGGGCCTTCTGGACCGGCTGGACCCTGTGGCCCGGGAGTGCCAGCGGTGCCGTCACCACTCGATATCCAAGGAAGCTGGGACCACTTAACCCACCCGTCGCCTACCTTGAGGTTCGGGCCATCGGTGGCACCAATAACGTAACCCATCTCGCCAGAGGCAAGGATCGGGTCATTCTTGAGCCAGTTCTCAGCCGTGTCCTGGCGGAACCTGATCCTCTGGTAGCCCCTCTCATCAGAGGCACAGTTGGGATGGGTGCTAGGCGTGGACATAGAATGCTCCTGCACTATTTATGTCCCGGCCAGACAAAACTGAACCGCTACTTGCCACGTTTCCAGGCAGGCGCGTGTTTGTCCTTGACCTGTCGAACAGCTTCCTGGCGGGTCAGCTTGGGGTTACTCGCCATAGCCTGCTTGGCCAGCTTGTCCACGATCTTGGCATTTAGGGCTGGCTTGACGGGCTCGACCTCATGCCCCTCCACATTCACGATCCCGCTGACGTTGAGGTTACGCGACTTGGCCACCCGCTTGATGTCGCTTACAGAATCCACCCAAGCACCAGGGTCCATGTGCCCGCGTTTGTCAGCCAGCCCGCCCAGGTAATACTTGCCGCTGATGTTGATGCCCGATGCCTTAGCTTCCCTGGCCATCTTCTTGGCCATCCTGGGCGGGATGCCGTCCATCCAGTTGCCGTCGAGCCTGCCCTGCATGAAGGCCCGGTCGGTGCCTTGGGTGCCTGGGGGTTGCTGGAGGGCGCACATCTCAGCGAACCGGGGAGACTGCCCAGCGTTGACCATGCGGATGTAATGCTCTCGGACCTCCAGGCTGGCCCGCTGAATGTCAAAGGGAAGGTTCATCACATCTCCGGTCTGGGGCCTTGGCCTGACAAAAACTTCTCCAACGCAACCAATGTGGGTTCGGAGATCAACTCTTGATTGTTGAGGAGAGCGTCCTGAAGGCCACCAGAGATTCCCCCTGGCACAGCCATCGGGTCAGGAGTTCCGCCCTGCCTGACCTTCTCCCGCTCGTTATCCAGAAGAATTTTGAGGGCAATCACTCTGGGATACCCAGATATGCGACTCACGGCTGCATCTCCGGGGGAACCTGATTCGGCTCAGGTGGTGGTGGCGGAACCTCCCCGCCACCTTCCGGGGCCGGGGAGGCGGCATCGGCTGGTCCGGCTGGTGGCTGGGGAGGCTGCGGCGGCGGCTCGGGGATCATGTAAGGCGTGTAATCAACGTCGATGGCCTCGCAGTAATCCCTCAGAAGGGCATTCATCGGCCCCGGCATCCCCTGCATCACAAGTGGCTGGAGGACCGGGCCCAGCGTCTGGAGAGCGATCTGGAGAGCTTCGATGCGACCAGCCTTGTTCGGCTTCCTCGCGCTGCCAGCTTCGATCCGGTAGTCATAGTTCATGGCAAGCTGGCCCAGGCTCACTTGCTCTTGGAGACTCTTCCAGACAGACGCACCGATGGGGCCAAGCACAGGAGCGATGTCCTCTTCTTGGAGCAACCAACGGGCAGCCAGAGCTTCACGGCGGGCCAGCATGGACATAGCGTCCTCCAGCACGTTCGCCATATCGTCTGGCCTGACCGAAATCTGTTCCGACTTCACCTGCGCTTCTGCGGCACTTCTATAGGAATTTCTCGTCATACCGTAAGTGAGTTCTGTGAGTCCGACTCTTTTGTCGAACATCTCCGAAACGGCTTGAACGATTTGCCATAACTCAGGCGTGACCTGAGGAAGCTGTAGCACAGACACGATGTCATTCACTGACCGTCCAAGAGTCTCGGACAACTCAATGAGCGAGAACCCCGATTGCTCATGTCGGAGCAACTGTTCCTTGATGTCATCCCCCGCTGCCTTGCTCACGCCCACCATCGTCTTAGACGAGATCATCACCCGGGTGGCAAGGAAGGAAAGTGCCCAGTTCAGGAACTTGAGTTCCGGCATCCCCGGTTTCATGTGACTGATCGGCCACACTGACCCAGGCTTGCGGTGGCACTGGAACGGGGTGAAAGGCCAGCCGTTGTGATCCGCGTAAAACGGGATGGGCCAGCGAGTCCGCGTGAACAAACTGTTGGGAAGACCTGTCTCGTCTGGTTCCTCTAGGGCAATGCCCTTGGGGACATTCAAGGGGTAATCGACACCCTCTGCCACCACCAGATAACAGTTCGGGCCCAGCCCATCGAACATCTGGGCGTATTCTTTCGGGGAGCCCTTGAGATTGTGGCCGAATCCAGTCTTTGACCAGATTTTCCAGTAGACGATCAGGTCGTTCGTCTTACCGTTCTTTTTCTTCATCTTGTAGCCACGGTCTTCTTCCATAGACCGGGCCACGAAGCTCTCCATGTGCCCCTTCAGTTCCGACCGCTCCAAGCCGTACTTCTCAGCCACCTCGGCAATCGGGTGAACACAGCGACGGGCACACCACAGGATGTCTTCCTGTTCGTCCGCATCCGGGTCAAGAAGCAAGTTGTCCACGTTGTCGTGGAATGAACCGATGAGCCCAACCGGCGGGCCATCCTCGCCACCCATCTCAATCAGTTCGGTCCACCACACACCCATCCCCTTGAGGATGCCCTCGTCCACCACCTTGCGGGTGTGTTCCTTCAGGTTCAACTGGCCGGGGGTGTAGTTCAAGTACGCGCTGATGATCTCAGAGAACGCTTCCCGCTGTTGCTCGACCATGCCAATCTGTTGGCTGGCCTGGATGTACTGCTCAATCTCCGGGGGAAGGATCGGCTGCCCAGTCATCGGGTCAGTCTGGGGCTGCTGGTTCGCGTCGATCCCAACAGCTTCAGGCGGGACGGCTGGGAACTTCTTTGCCGTCACCGTCCGCACCGGGTTGCGGGCATAGATGACTGAGCCAATGAGCTTCACAGCCTCAAAAGCACGGTTCACAGTCATCCGAAAGCTGGGGGGAGAAATCTTGGAGTAGGGGGCCGCGCCCTCTTTCCAGAAGAAGTTCTCTCCACCATCGAAGAAATTCATCGCTTCCTTGGCATCGTCCGAAAAAGCCTTCTTTGCCTTGCGGGCAAGCTCCAGCTTCTTCAGCCAGCCTGTGGAGATGCTTCTGAGGGCATCCTCCATCTGACGCTGGGGCACAACATCCGGCGGCGGGTCAGCCAGTTGGCTTGGATCACCACCGGACATGGGAACGTCTGGATCGATGTTAGCTTCGCTCATCTGCTACCGTACCTTCTGCAACAGTACCACTGACCGCTCGGGCTCTGTGCGTAACCAACGTCAACGTCAGGCATCCCTGAGGTGGCGTAACAACAATTTCGATAGGCCGCATCTGGCGTGGAGCCCATGCCCAGACCCTCTGGGCCAGAGTTACCACCCAGGTGCTGGAGCCGCCCCATGCGGGCACAGGCTTCCGCGACACCCTGAGCGGTGTTAGTAGCCGCCCGTGCCATGTTCTGGACCGGCTGGCCTTGCTGGTACTGGCGACGAGGCTTTGCGTGAGCCACCCCCGTCAAGATCGAACACATAGCGAAAGCCGTAAGAAGGCGACTCATTCGGCCACCTCCACTTCCACAGCGTCTTCCTTGCGGGGGCGACCTGGGCCACGGCGAACAGGCTCGTCACTGGGGGTGCGGGCCTCGGCCATCTTGAGCTTTGTCAAGAAAGGCTTGAGTTCCTTGAGAATCTCGGTGGTCGGGTGGACCGTGAAACAGCCCCACTGGAGCCAGTTGCCAGCGATCTCAGACTCACGCCAGAACGGATCGTCCTTGTGGCGAACGCTCTTCTTCTCAACAAGACCTGAGTTCTCGGAGAAGATCAGGATGGAGATTGTCTCTCGCCCCTTCTGAGTCACCCAACCCAAGCTGGGAGGGCTGGCGTTTGACATGGGGTCATCGTGCCAAAGCACTAGGTCGCCAATCGACAATTCCGAAATAACCTGAACTGAAACAATATGCATGGTTTTGCCTCCACCACGGGGAAAGGTACTGGCAGTAGCGTACTGACCCCCGGAGGGCGGGCAATAGTTACGCGACGTATGTCTGGGAGGTGTAACTTGAGGGGGCTAGGTACACCACGCTGGCTTCCTCGCCACGATCCCGCCGCCTCTTGGCAAGCCACGGCTCCCACCACGCAACCTCGGCCTTAACCTCTGGCTTGTGGTACTTGGGGTCTGCGGCAAATATGTAACGCATACAGTCCATCAAGTGAGACACAGACCGGGGGTGGGGCTTGTCGAGGACGATTGAGTGACCACCCACAACTGTGGACTGCCGCTTGTACCGCTTGATCTCTCGGATGAAGTTGGGCATGGCCCCTTCAAGGACTCGGAGGTAAGGAGTCCCCTTCGACCGGATGTGCATGGCGTTACGGACGCTCTCAATGCCAGCCATGATGTCATCGCTGCCGTGCATGAATGACGAGCCGGTGGCCTTCGACCGCACCCCAAGTAACTCAAGCTGTTCCGCGTACTGTTGGCCGGGGGACTTGCCGCCGCCGATGTCGGTCAGGCGGGCACCATGCGAGTCGATAATGAAGGCATAGAACTGGGGCTGCCCTGCCAGCTTGGCCGCGAACTTCTCGGCAAACACCACGGCGGAACAGTTGGGGATATAGAGTTCGTCATAGATCAGGACGAAATCCCCGGAGGGCGGGACTGCCGCGAACATCACAGCACAGATCGCATGGCCCGGGTCAATCGCCGCATACCGGCACCAGTCTGCGGGAATCTGACCTTCCGGCAGTTCCCTGCGGGAGAAGCCGTGGATGCCCATGTTGAAATTGCCGTACATCAAAACAGAGTCGAAGGTGAACTCGCCCTCCGCTCTCATCCTCAGGACTTCCTCGCCCTGCGCGGCCCACTGCTCCACTGCCAAGGCACGGGCCTCTTTGGAGATGTGTTCGTTGTCGAGGAACCTCAGGACAAACTTCTTGGGGTTGCTGTGCCCTTCCTCTGCCGCTTTATCCGCCCGTTCGCACAGGCCAAAGAGTGCGTCATTCTTTGAGTGCGGGGTTGCCGACCACACCAGCCTTCCCTTGTAGTCCGCAAGACGAGCCTGCAACTCAGCCAGCCAAGTGCTTTCGGATGACAAGTCCTCGTCAATCCACGCAAGATGGGCCCGGTAGCCCTGAGGAGGATCGCCCTCAGACGAGAAGAAATAAATCTGCCAGCCGTTGGTCAGCTCGCATGACTGCATATATTGAGCGGACTTGAGGACCCAACTGATGTTCTTGATCATCCGGGGTGGGATCAAGGGAGGGGATGGCTTGGCTTCTGACTCCCGGGCCCTGTCCGCAACCGGGTCATACGCGCGCCACTCTTTAGTATGGGCATCCTGAATGATCTTAAATGCGCCAGCCTTAAATAAGCCTCTGACGCAGACCATCCCGATGTGCCGCCAGTCGGCCCCCACCACCACCGCAGTGCCATTCTCTTTCGGGTACTTGCCCTCGACGGGGTGCGTCCCGGTTACCGCCCAGGCGAACTCAAGCATGGCAGCCGTAGTCTTGCCGCTCCGATTGCCGCCCAGCACGATCCGCTCGGAAGCCATGTCATCGTGGAAGGGCTTCTGATTGGCATTGGGCCGGTAGAGCCGGACAGACTCAAGCTGGCGGGATGCCAACTCCCTCTGGAGGTCGAGCATCTCCTGCCTGGAGTGCTGCGAGACATTATCAAGAGGGTTCGCCATGCGGAACCTCCACAAGGCGGCGCATGGACATGGCCTGCTCTATTTCCACTACGGGAATCTGGTTGGCCTGAATCATCCCATCGGGGATTTCCACCTCAGTGGACTGGTTCAGGTACTCCAGATTCTTCTGCGACTCCGCAGCCAAGGCAATCTTCTGGGCAAGCCTCTGCTCCAACTCATCGTCAGTGAGGAGCGACACTGGCTTCTGAACCGCCCCGCTATCCGCCACGTTGTTCGTGAGCCTGACCACAGTCTCCAGGATGCTGGTGCGGATACGCCCGCCTGGAGGTGCTGAGTGGTAGGTGTGGGCTAGCTCATTGGCCAGCCCGTTGACACCACCGAATAACCCGTAGATCGACTCCAGCAACTCAGTAGAGTGCGGGATGTTACTGCCACCCTTGCGGACCATCGGGGCCCGCATGAACGCTTCCGCTGCCCGCCGGGAGGTTGTCTCTACCTTCTGCCGGTGCTTGACCAGCTTGTAGCAGGCTTTGCAGATCGGCTGGAGCGTGTGCTGGGTTCCGGGGACCAAGGGCCACCGTCGCCGGTCGAGCGGCTTGACTAGGCCACACGCTTCGCAGGCACGGCTATCGACAAGAGGACCGTCCGGCTGAACGTCTGGTATGTCGATCTCTTCCATGCTTCACCTATCAAGCTGGAGTGAAGACACGCTGGGGTCAGGTCGAACGCCAGAAGCCATCTTCTGCATCTTCACCAGAGGGCTCTCTTCCTCAGGTGGCTGGCCATCTTGTCGGGCCATCAGGTCGCCAACGCTCTGACCAGTCAGGAAGTTCCCAAGTCCAGCTACCGCATCAGAGGGCAGCCGGGAGTCGAGGAGCTTGCGGATCATGTCGCTCATTCGATCCCGTTCTCCCTTCCCTTGCGGCGGGCATACTCCTCGTCTGTTTCCTGTCGGAGAAAGCCGTAGCCGCCGTTGTTGTTCTGCTGCTTCTTCCTGAGCAAGGCATCATCCAGAACGAGCGGGTCCTTCTTGGGGTAGTACGGCTGGGGCATCATGTTCTGGTAGTCCGGCCCCTCTCCGGGGACGGGTTTTCTTGGCCGATATGGCATCGGCATAACGTCAGGGCCAGCGTTCGGGTCAACCGGCTGATTGATGTACGGCATCTTCCTGATAGTGCCATCGTCATTCTCAAGGTCACGGAGCCGCTGCTTGTGAAGCTCCTGTCCCAACAGGGCGCGAATGCGATCCTCTGTGGTGGTTGCCTTGGGCTGCTTGAGATATTGCTCGTATGGATTCGGCATGGCATTGACCCTCGGAAGATTCCCGTGAAACCTTGCGTAAAGCCCGGGGGGAGTGGCGTGACTCACTCGCCCCCGGGCCCCACACAACACACACTCAGATCAGTTACCGAAGAAAGCCTTGGCAGTCACGCCTTCCGCAGCCGCAGCACCGGCAGCTTCCTGAGCCTTAGCAGCGGCCTTGGCAGCCTTGCGACCAGCCGAAGCCTCTTCACGCATGGCCTTGGCAACCTTCTTCGATGCCTTGTGGGCACCACGGCGGCTCATCGGAGCCTTGCCAGCCGGGGAGCCTTCGCCCACCGACACCTCTTCGGTCACGGTCACTTCGCAGGGACCATCGACCTCGACAGTTTCCTTGACCTTGACGCTGGGGGCCACGGTCACATCCTGCTCGACTTCGACAGCCACCGGGGCGGCGGTCTTCTTGGTCTTCTTGGTCCCGTGACAATCGCCAGCATTGATGATGCCAGCGGTCAGGCTGCCCAACAGGAGGGCAGTGGCGAACAACAGATACTTCTTCATGGGAATTACTCCGGGGAGGAAAGGGAAAGCTCAAGGGACATCAACTCTTCACGTTTCTTTTCGTAGGCGGCAGATGCTTCTTCGGGGGTTGCGAAATTTCCGATGAACTTTCCGGCAGCCTTCGCAGCGTATGGCCTGACCCTTGGCTTTCCATTTCCGTTGAACGGCACAAAAGACACCCCTCTGGGCAGGCCGGATTTCTTTGGCCTATTTTTTTGATTCAGGGCCTGAAGGCTAGGTGTGGCAATTCGCAAATTCTCTAGGCGGTTGTCTTTGGGGTCGCGGTTGCAGTGGTCGATTGTCAGAGGAAGTGCCGGGAGCGTTCTGCCAGAAAGTTCCCAGATGAAATTGTGGAGAGGGATTTTTTTGACTCTGCCGTTCTCGGTTCGTCGTGTCACCGCATAGCCACCCCGGAGTCTCCAGATCAGATTGCCGACTTTCTCTTGAAAGCACTCGTCAACAACAAAGCCGTCTGGCAGGCCCGTGGTGCTGCCTCGACGCTTTCTTTGGCCGCAGGAGATACAGCGGGGCCGATACTTGCTCTGCGTATCGCAGCCGCAGTCACAGCACTTGCCGGGGTATTTCCACTCTCTCTTCATGCCATCACCTGAAAGTTTGCGTCCACGAAGAATTGACCTGCCCGGTTCCGATGTAAGTATAACGACTAGAAAGCATATTCCTGCGGTGTGGCGGGCTTCTTATCCACGCTTGAACTGCCGCCTCTGGTGTTGCGTAACCTTTGCAAATGTTCTCGCCGTAAGGACCGCGACTATGAACCATCCTGCCGTTAGCCATGACCCCCGACCAGTTGCGAGAAAACTTCATCATGGCCGGGTCAGGAATTAACGACTTCAGGCCATGTTTGTTTCGGAAGTCATTTGTTAGCTGGATTACCTTCATCTCGTAAACATTTCCGATTGGCAGGGCCTTCTTGACTACCTTCTTGGGAGGCGGGCAAGCTGCGGGCTCATCGGGTATCAGTAGGGGAACAACTTGGTTGAGACATAGCAACGCAAAGGCTGCCATAGCCAATCCGAATGCCGCTCTCAGCGGAGTCATTTTGGATTACTTTCCAGCTTGAACTTCTCCATCTTCTCTGGCGGCTTGGCATCGTAGATCACCGCATACACAAGGTCCCTGGTTACATTGGCCGCAACATCACAACCCTGTCGCTCCAGGCTGTTCTTGAGTTCCAGTAGTTGAATGACCGTTCCGATCTCACGGGACTGTTCGCGGTTTCTCCTCCACAGGAGAGAGGACAGCCACAAGCTGATGGTCTTGGTTACAAACGGGCTCGTCAGGAGCAATACGCCAACGATCAAGATCAGGTTCTGTGGTGTGGCCCAGTCCATCTTATTCCTTTGTTAGGGAGGCGAATCTGTCCGACTGCCATTCGATGAAGTTGGAGAGGTTCTGGATGTCCGCGTAATCGGGGTCACGCTTCTTGACCACGGACAACATCACCCGGCAGTACCTCTCCATCTCCCTGGCAAAGTCTTCAGTCTCGCTACGTTTCTCCCATCCAAGTTGGCGGCGGGCAATAGTTCCCGTGATGTAGGCATTCCACTCGTCCAGCAAATAGATCGGACTCTTGTTCCAGTCCTTCCGTTGCTCGACCATGTAGAGCTTGTAGATCGGCCCCCGCTGGTTCTTGGGGACCGTGTTGGCTACCTGTTCGATGGTTATCTCTGGGTGCCTGAGGACGATCCCATTGCCGTTCCCTACATAAATGCCGTGTTTGACCGTGCTAGCGTGAAGTCGGTTGCTCACCCCGTGATTCATTTCGTGCGCCCAGGTCACCAGATCACCGGGCTCTGTGGGGTCAGCCCAGTAGTGAGGGTTCTCCAGGCGGCAGTAGAGGTCAGTAAGAACGTCGCACTTCTGCGGTGTTGGCTTCCTGAGGGGCGGGCAGATTCCAGTGACAAAGGGAAGGTCCGGCTTGACCAGCACCGACACAGTTTTGGGTTTGGGCGGGGGTGGGTCAGGAAGCCGGACTTGAGTTGGTTCTGTTCTCAGTTGGTAGGGCTGAAAAGATTTCGGCTGGCGGGGAGCTTTGGGCTCATCCCGCCAGCCGAAGATCGCAAGCACTAGGCCAACCAGAATGGCAATCCGCCCAGCGGTGATTGCTAGGGATTCCATTCTTGGGTTGGTCAGGCAGTGGGCTCAGGCGTGACAGCCGGATCGACAACCGGGTCCACCACCGGAGCAACTTCCGGGGCAACAACCGGCTCGACCACCGGGGCCGGGGCAACCTCGACCACGGGCTCAACAGCCGTGGAAGGAGCCGCAGCCGGATCGACGGCAGCGTCCTCAGTCGCAGGAGCTTCCTCGTCGGCACCCTTCGTCACCGGCACCACCGAAGCACCAGCTTGCACGTTGACGAGCGTCCGAACCTTGCCCTTCACAACGGGCGAGATCGCAACGCCAATCGAAGTACCAGCCGCACCAACCGCCGCAGTACCACCAGCACCGATACCCACCAGCGCACCGGGGGCAAAGGTAGCCGAGGTCATGATGGCAGTCGGGCCAACGGTCACCAGCCAGAAGATGTCACCAACGGCAACACCTGCGGGCGGGAGATACTCGTCAACCACACCAATCGGAGCGTCGGCAACCGAAGTCGCTGGGCCGTCCACCTCGTCAAGGATGGCCGACTTCTTGAACTTGACAACCGTGCCACCGAGAAGGGGACCAGCCGAGGTGTTACGAACCGCGATGCAAGTCACAAGCCGGTTGCTCAGGAACACACCGGCATTGTTCGTCCTGGGATCGGTGTCGGTGAACACCTTAGACGAGCCGGTGACATTCGTACCCTGAAGGGCAGAAGTAACACCGAGCGTCTGACCCCGGCCAAACCAAGGATCGGCACTGATAATGGACATGAAGTTCTACTTTCAGGTGAGGGGTTGGGATCAGGCAATCGCTTGCAGCTTAAAGAAGTTACGCGGAGATTTCAGCTTCATGTTCCCGAGGACACTCACGACGTACCTGTACGCCTGTGTATCTTCGTTATAGAATGGACCCTCGCTTGTCAGGAGATTGCTCTCCATGCAGTAGAGTTCCATGTTGGCGACTGACAATCCGTACCCGCAGCCTGCCGGAACGGCATACTCGGTCGTGATGTCGCATCCATCCTGCATGAAGGAGTCATTGAAGCCGTACTGCTTCAGGCCGGTGTTACTGGAGATGAGAGCCCGCTCCTTGCTGTCGAGCTTGTTCATGTAGCTGATGTACAGCTTACGATCAAGCACAACCATGTCGATCTGGCTCTCCTTAGTATCATTGCGCTTGGCCTGCTGAATGCCCTCGCGCACAGCCTGGACACACTGATCATCCCAGGTGAACGAGTCGCCACCCGTGGAGTTCTTGCCCTTGAAGTAACGGCTGGTGTAGTTGACCACAATCGGCGACCAGTGATCATACTCAGGATCAGCCACACCGTTGGGCCACGAACCCTCAAGCTGCGAGCCAGCCACGGCACCAAGGCCAGTGCTGAGTCCAGCGTAGTTGTCGGCGGGCCAGCCAAACGGATCGTCAGGGTTCGCAGTCCGCTTGCTACCATCGGTGATGTTGACCGTACCGTCGATGGCGAACATGGACTCAAGACCGTGGAAACGAAGCTCGTTACCAGCCTTGTTACCGTCGATGTAGATTTCCTTGGACAGATGCTCGCTCATCGACTCCTCAAGCCGCGTGGCCATGCCACCAGCGACGTTGATAAGTGCGGCCTGACCACGGTTCGTCAGCATCTCGCGCTTGAAAATCGAGTCCGTAACTTGATAGCCACGGTAAGGGAGGGTCGCGGTCGAGAAGAGATTCTGACGGGCAAAGACTCGGGGAGTCTCACCGTTGTTACCAGACACCGGCTGGTTCCGCATACGGACCTGCCAGTTGAGATTGAGGCCAGCACTGTTCATCACCACATTGCCTGAGCCTTCCAGCATGGCGAAGACCTTAAAGCGACGGAACGTGGTCTGTTCAGTCTCCCGAAGGTAGTTCTGGATCGTAGTCTGAATAACCCGGGCCCAGTCAGTGCTATTAGCCATTTGGCTCTCCTAGTTCAGATGTAACCGGCGGCATTAAGGTTTTCCGCCAACATTTGCTCAAACGTCAGTTTCTGCTTCGGCTGTCGAGGATCATTGTTGGCGGCACCGGCTGACCGACTCGGATTTCGGCTGGCTTCCCGGCGTAAGTAACTCATGTTCTGTGCGGCAAGGTCTTGAGGTGCTGGTGCTTGGGCCACGGGGGCTTGCTGCACTGGCGGTGCCGCCTGGGGTGGTTGGGGCTGGTACTGCGGCTGGGGTGGGGCAGACTCTTGGGAGTACCGTTGCCGGAACAACTCAAGCTCTACCTTCTCAACTGCATACTCAGCCCGTTCCTTCCCGGGCGGAATTCCTCGCGCTCTTGCTTCGTCTACATATTTATGGAGTAGTAAGCCCGCTGGTGAAACGCTACCTGTGTTTTGGTCATACAACCAGTCAGCGTTTTCCTTCTCGAAATCGGTTACATAGTTCTCCCGATCACGGGTGGCGAGTTGCTCATTGATGATCTCCTGAGCCTGTTTTTGAGCCATTTCCGCAACCATCGGACCAATGGCATCCTCTGGGTTACTCAGGAACTTCTGGGCAAAGTCGGCCCGGTAGTTCTGCCATTCGGAAAGTGCCAGCCGCGCGTCATACGGAGCATCAGGGTGGATTACATCCCGCCCGCTCTCGTCCTTGGTCAGGTAACGCTTGTAGCTTTCCTTCAGTTCTGGAGGGTTCCACCACTTCTTGGCCTGGGGGGCAGCCTGTTGCGGAGCTTGCTGTTGGGGCTGTTGCTGCGCCTGTTGCTGGGATTCAAGCCACTTCTGGTACTGGGGCCGATTGGAGATGTACTCCTGAGTAATCGGCATGATCGACTGGTACTGTTGCAACTGGCGGGTGGCAGCTTGCTCCCGCTGCATAGCCTGATAGAGGCTCGTTGCTATTGCCCGGTCATCCTGGCCCTGAAACTGGGGCAGTTGCTTGAAGCTGTCCCAAGGCGAGTGTGCGACTTCAGCCTGGGGGGCGGAGTGTGATTCCGGCTGCGAGTCCGCAACAGGAGCATCGTTCTCAACGGGAACGGAATTCTGCTCAATGTCTTCTGACATGGTGGCCTCCATTTAGGAAGTAAGACCACCGAATTGTGTCAAGGGTCTGGCGGCGGGCAATAGTTACGCCAAGTAATTACTTAGCGAGTAACCCACCAAGAAAGCCACCAGCCTTGGTTACATTTGTCTGAGGACGAATAATCTGGTCGTTCATGGACTCAAGACGCTTAACTGCTTGCTGTCTCTGAGCCTCTTCCATCTTGTCCTCTGCATCGAACTGCTCCTTTGATCGCGTGTCGCCAGGAGCAACGTAACTCATAAAGGCATCTCCAAAGTTGGTGATGTCACCAGCTTCTTCCATCGCTTCTTGGCCCAGGCGACCTAGATACGTTGGCTTTTGGGCCAGATGGTTGGTGATGCTGTTTGCCGTGGAGTTGGCGAACTGCTTGAGCCCGGGAACGGGAGCCTTGGCGACACCACGGGCAACACCACGGACAAGATTAGGGATGGCTTTCGTGGACCCAGCCATGATGGACCCGTCCAGAAGACCGTTGGCGAGCCCCATGCCAGCGTTGATCAGCGGCTGGATGAGCGGAATCTGCCCCTTCCAGTCCTTGGGGAGGTACGGTTCCGCGATTTTGCGGAACATATCCCCTGCATACATACCCTCGGAGTCCCGGTGGGCAGCCCGCCCCTCCTCAACAAATGCGTTGTTCGCCCGCCAGCCGTTGTCCTTAGCCAGAACCGGGGAGCTACGGTTGAAGTCCGCACCGTAGGACCGGACGGCAGTGTCACCAGCCGCAGCACTTGCGTCAGTTCCCCGTAGTAGTGCAGTCCCTAGATTGCTCCACCCGTCAGAGAGAGCCCCGCCCATCTTGGTAGTGAAGGCTCCAGCAAAGTTCTCTGGATTGCCCATCTCCCGGCTCACAACATTGCCGTCAATCGGCTTGAATCCAGAGGGATAGCCAGTGGGATTGCCGACTGGATCACCGTACTGGTCTGTGTGCTGATGGGAATTGTCCGGCGAGTAACCCATCTGAGTCGGGTAGGGGATGCCCATGATGTGACCGGCAGAGGCTTTCCGGTCGATGGAATTGCCGTAGGTCTGCGCCGCCCGCTCCATGTTGTCCTTCTGAACCTCCTCATCGGTGCTTTGCCGCTGAGAGAAGTTGGGGACAAATCCGCCTGGAGAGGACATTCCACGGGATGGGGTAGTTGCTTTTGCCGTGTGGGCCTTGAGCATATCGTCATGCAGACGCATTCTGGCTTCCGCCTGGGCCGTCATCTTCCCGCCCGGGGAATACTCATAGGAGTCTGGGGTCCTGCCGTTCAACTGGTCGGGAAACCATTGCTCTCCCCGGTATCCAGCGAGCATGTGGTCTTGTTGCTCAAACTCATTCGCACTCTGGGGAACGTAGCTGGGGTGGCCGATCTTCATGTGGCCACGGAGCATCTCGGCTCTCGGGTGCTGCTTGCCAGCCGCGTGGGCAGCCGCCATAGCTTCGGCATCGAACCCAGCTTGTAGCTCCGGGGGCAGCCGGGAAATGTCCTGGGAGTAGGCGTGGCGAAGTGCTTCTTCAGGTGTCATGAGAGTAGAGCCGTCCGTAGGTTGGGCTTGGTGGAGCCGGTCTTGTAGTTGATGTCATCAATGTCATTGAGCGCATCTGGACCGGCGTTATTCAGGATGTCCTGAAGTGCCCGAATTTGATGCTCATACCCGTGGGCCGGGGCTCCCATATTGGGGTGCCCGTCGAGATTGATGGAAGGATCAGCACCCGTTGGCTTGTAGGCCCGAACGTAATCAAGCCAGTTCTTCAGGGTGTTCTTGTCCACACCCACATCCCGCATCCCGGGCTCGACCGTTTCGGTCATTCGCTTGGTGTGAAAGATGAGATTTGCTAGCTCCTCGCCTCGGCTCGACATATACCGGGCATCCGGTGCAGAAAGCAGATCGCGGCGGATGTCTCCAATAGCGGGGCGGGTGTGCTGGGTGGGGTTCCCAAACTCGTCAAGAATCTGTTGCGAAGACCACGCTTGGCTGGGCATCTGGTTGTGGAAGATGCTGTGGATGACTTCATGCTGACCAGTGTTCATGCCACGGCGAACTGACTCGTTCCATTTGGATGCGTGTTGGTCCCCGGTCCTATTCAGGAAAATCGACTTATTCACCCCATCGGCAAACCCTTCGGTGCCTTTGCTCTCGTCAAACTGGTCATTGAGGGAACGATAAGCCATCCACGGACTGTTGAGTTGGTCTTCTAGGTCATCCAGGTGATAGACAACCGACTTATTGAGCCCGCCAGCGTCGTTTCTCAGAGCTAGTCTGGTGCCGACACGATCACTCTGGGCACTGTTCCCAGTGATCCCATCTAGGCCACTCCAAGGAGTGAAGCGTGTAACTCCCACCTTGTCGGATATGCCCATCAACTCAGGGCCCTGAAGCTCTGGGTCAAAGTTTGTGTGGATCGTTCCCCGGTATCGGACGGTGGGGGAGTTCCCAAGAACGCTATTAGCCAAATCCTTGGTGGGCCTGCCGTCCCGCTTGAACTGGCTCCACATCACTTCGTTCGCACGAATGGCAGCGTCTGGATTGCCGGTGAACCTGACCGCATCCAGGGCAACACCAGCGGGGGCAATGTTGTTGTCCGTGAAGTGGCGGCGATCATCCAGCTTGTCTTTAGCAATCAATTCCCCGTGGTCAGCCGACTTGGGGTTGTAGGCCCGCTCGTCGCTGACCACCCTCCTCATGTTGTCTTGCTGGAGCGCAACAACCTGATCCGGGGTCAGAGTCCGTGGAACCTGTTGGGTGAAAGCTCGTCTGGCGGCTCGACTCATTAGCCGTGCCCTCCTACTTGTTGTTCCGCTCACGCCACCGGGCGACAAGCTCCGCAATCCCACCCACAAGCGCAACGCCACCCACGACAAAAGCGAGGTAGCACACCATCGCGTAAGTCAGGTCAACGACGAAGCGGGCGGGTTCCATGCCCTATTTATGTCCCGGCTGGCGGATTTTGCTCCGCTTCCTTGGCTTTGCGGTTGGCTCGGTACTGCTTCATGTAGGCAGCCTTCTTGAGCTTGAAAGCCTTGTAAGCAGCGGGGTCCTGCTTCAGCAACCGGCGACGTTCGTGGTAGCCACGGCGATCAGACTCAAGGTCAGCGTCAGCGTTGATGGCGAGATAGGCAGCGGACCTGTGCAGCGGCATTGGGAATCTCCCGGGGGTAATCGAACCTCGTTGATTACAAGCACCCTCGGGGAGGCGGGCAATCCTTTGGGGAGTAACTATGGACCCCCGCGTAACTCACCGGATACTCAGGGCATGAGCAACGCATCGCGGTGCCGGACCTATTACCAGAAGCTCAAGGCAGACCCAGAGAGGTGGAAGGCATTCATGGAAAAGAGAGCCGCCTACAAGACCGGGGCGCGTGAACCATGTGAACCATGTGAACCTAAGGGGAAGCCAACCTCGGAGGAACGGGCGGCATTGCTGGCAGCGTTCGATGAGCCTGCCCCGTCAGTAGCGCACCTCGGTGGCAAACACGCAGCCCCATCCACCGTCTATCACGGCATCCCACCTGAGGCACTCATCAAGCAATACCAAGAACACCACGCCAAGCAGCTTCCCCAGCAAGTGCCCCTCCACGAACACCCCTTCATCAAAGCCCTCCAAGAGAGACTCCCATGCACCCTAGTCAAGGAACTGCCCCCCAAGGAGAAACCACAATGACTGACCCAGTGGCATGGGCCGTAACCATTGGCCCGCCTGACGATGTGTCGGTGTACGAGGCTTATGCGGCCCATCAAAAGGAAGAGGCAGTAGCAATGGCCGACGAGTGCAGGTTTGGCGACAAGGACAAGCCGCTGCCTCTGGCTCCGCTCTACTTCCTGCCCGCCCTCACCGCAGAGGAGCGGGAAGCGATTAAGCATGCCATCGGCATAGTCGATTGGCACAAAGCCTACTTCTCCCACCTGAAGCATGATGAGCCGCTGCCGTCTGCCACCCTCCGCAAGCTACTGGAGAGGCTGACATGACCTCCGCAATCCTGCAAATCTGTTCCGTGGTGCTGGTAGTGAGCATCACCGCGATGGTGGCCACAGGTAGCCTCTGCATGGTGTGCATGATGATCCGGGTTCTTGTGGGGAAAGACACAGACTGAGCGACCTGGATGTAATCAAGATTCTTGATTTGGGAAAAAAGACAGGGGGGGAACTAACACATAGGCACGGGGGCGCGGGGGGGCCCGGGAGCCCGCACGGAGCCCGCACAGGCCCGCGCTTCTTCGTGCGCATGGGGCCGCGCGGGACCGCTCAAAAGCCCGCAGAACCGCAGCCACGGGCGTTCCCGGGCATTCCTGGGCGGGGGCGTGGTGCAAGAGGTCCGGTTGGCCCCTGTTTACGGGGGCCAACCACAGCCGTTTTCTGACCAGTTTCGGCTGACCACCACCCCACCCACCACCCCACCGCTGATCGGCCCACAGGCAGGCAGCCACGGGCTCAGGAA